ATACATCTAACGCAGCATCACATCTTAAGTAATCACTAGTACCATTAAAATATCCTGATATTGAACCTGCTGTAGGTATTGTTGACGTAGAGAAACTACTACCATTTCTAGTGATCGTATTACTTTGCCCACCTAAATCAAGAACAGTAAAGTTACCTCCCACTAAAGTAGGAGTTGAACGTGAAAGCACATCGCTTGAGCCTAATTGTCCACTTGTTCCTAATCCCCATGCGTACAATGATCCTGCATTATCAACTGCTAAACTAAATGATTTCCCTGCGGCTACATTAGTCCAACTATTAGTTAATCCAAACTTGACTTGTACTGGACTTTGTGTTCCTGTATTGATGAAATTACTTGTACCAACAATTGTTGGACTTGACCTGTTAATAGTATCTCTATATCCTAATTGCCCAGTATTATTGTTACCCCACATGTATAACAATCCAGTTGTGTCAATTGCTGCACTTGCTGTAGAATTTACAGCGAATTGAGATAATACAGTACCTGCAGGTATAGATAAAGAAGCTATTGTGTTAAACATTAATAAACTTGTTTCAGAAGCAGTAATCGCAGAAATATTTGTTCCTGATGACTGTGAATTTTCTAATGGCGTTGTCGGTACTGTGAAATTACCTGTATAAACAGCTACACCTTTGACAAGTCTTACATTACTTATATATCCATTGAAGAAATAGTCTGGATTTGTTGAGTTTGACTCATCGCCTGCTCCAACTTTTATATTAATTGATGTGTTAAACGAAATTGGACTTCCTGGTGTATATGTGCCGATTTGCACACCATTTTTATAGAAGTAAAAAGTTCCACTGGATCTAACATATGCTAGATGATACCAAACATTTAATAAGTGACTAAATGTTGCCAAATCGCTAACGGTGGTAGAATTAGGAGTCGTTAGGGTAAATTTCAGCAGACCCAATCGTTCTCCTATATAAAATCCATATCCAGATCCACCATAATTTCCGTAACTAAATACAATTCCTCCAGCTGTTGTTTTTGTTACATAAACCCAACACTCAAGTGTAAAATCACCTGTACCTAAATTAGTTTGTGTTACACCAGTAGGAACTAATACACATCCAGAACCAAAATAGTATCCAGATACTGCTCCACTTAGTGGAATTGTATTTGTACTATATTCGTTACCACCGAATCTAGTTAATGTTGCAGCATATGTGCTTACGTCTAATGCCGTAAAACCAGCGGATGAAATTAATACAGGACTTGAGCGTGAATCTACATTGTTTATTCCTAGTTGACCTGAAGTATTAAGACCCCAAACATAAGTATTTCCTGAACTATCTTTAGCGAAACTAAAGCTTTGACCAGCCCAAACTTGTGTATAGTTACTTGCATATGTCACTTGTACTGGGCTATTAGTGTAGGTGTTTAATGTTTGTCCATCAGCACCAACTAACATTGGACTTGATCTACTTATTGCAGTGCCTACAGCAGTTTGTCCGACTGTACCTGCTCCCCAAGTATATAATAATGAATCTGTTTGTATTCCAACACTTGTATTAACACCAGCTTGAATATCATTAAATGCAGGTATAACTGGTGCAGAAACGGATGATGGTGTTGTAATAGCTAAAAATGCTACGGCTTCATCTAAACTTGTTGCAACATTTGGTCCAGAAGTACCAACACTTGTTGTTGTAAGTATACCAGTTGGAGGTGTGAATGCACCAGTATATAATGCTTGTGGAGTAATTCTTATGCTTGATAGATATCCTTGATACCAATTTCCTAAATTAGTTCCATTAGCACTATCTGCTTCTGCTCCTATTGTTAATATACAATTATTTAAACTAAAATTAGGCACTGTAACTGTTGAATAAATTAATACACCAGCATGAAATAATCTTAATGTACTACCATCAAATGTTACAGCAAAATGTGTCCACGTATTTACTGTCATGTCTGTAGCATCTACTGCAGAATCGTTATACCAGAGTGATCCAGGACCTATTAATAGGCTATTACTTGCATTAGATGTCCCATTTATTCCTATAAAAAATCTACCATTTGGTAATCCTGATATAACAGTTGGATAAGCATATCCCTCAATTGTAAATTCATCAAGGTTAGAAGAAAATACTGACAGTGCTAAGGGAGAAGATAGATAATCATTTATTCCATTAAATAGTCCGGATAATGCACCGCTTGTAATGATAGTATCAGTAACGGCGTATACTCCTGAACCAGTGATTGTGCGTGCATATGAACTTTGATCACTATACGTAGCATTTGTTTGAGGCCCAACTATGACAGGAATAGACCTTGTAGTAATTAAATTTTCTGTTCCTAATTGTCCACTTGTTCCTAATCCCCATGCATATGCGGTACCATCATTATCTCTTATAAAACTAAACGAACTTCCTGCACTTACTTGTGCCCAACTACCAGGTATGCCCGTAGCTATCAACGGACTCACAAAACCAGTGTTTATTCCACTAAAAATATCATTATTTCCAAGTTGTACAGGTTCTGAACGATTTACGACTGTATTGGTACCCAATTGTGCAACACTGTTCAAGCCAGTGTTATACAATGTCATATCATTGTTTAGGAAGTTTGTTGTAGACCCTATAGCAGCAATGCTACTTGCTGAATAAGTTGGTACTGATCGTAGACCCAAATAAACAATATTTTCAGGTGAACTATTTTGACTTGAATCAGTTAATAAACTTGTTGGTACAGTAAAGATATTGTTTACTGGTCCACTTGTAATACTTGCAGGAGTATTCAATGTTAATAATGACGTTTGATTTCCAGTAATTGCACTTTTATTAACACCTGCACTTTGTGTTTTTTGCAATGGACTTGTTGGTACTGTAAAATTACCTGTATAAACTGCCACTCCTTTAACTAAACGTACATTACTAATCCTACCTGTAAAGTAATATGCAGGATCCCAATTTGTTGTTGACCCTGTATCTGCGGAACCAATTCTTACACCATATGCTGTATTATAAGATATCGGAGAAACTGGAGTATAAGAGTCAACTTGCACACCATCTAAATATGAGTAAAATGTTCCGCTACTACGTACCATAGCAGCATGGTACCATTGGTTTGGATTAAGTGTTTGTGTGGTCATTACCGTTGTTCCAGTAATACCAGCATTTAATAATTGATACCTTAATCCATTAAATATACTCATACCAAAACCACTTTCAGCAACGTAATTACCTACAGTGAATAAGTATTGACTACCAGTGGTTTGACTTGGATTTCCGTGTCTAACCCAGCATTCTATTGTAAAGTCTCCTGTACCTAAATCAAACTTGTTGCCACTTGTGTTTACTTGTAAAATATTAAAACCACTAAATACACCAGAAACAGACCCTGCAAAAGGAATAGTTGTTACGGTGTCAAACGTTGTTCCTGAATTTAATACAGTTGATCCATAATTACTTTGATCTGTTATACCTAATGTAACTGTAGTTGAGTAATCTTCTGGTATACTGTCTTTAAACATTCTGAGATTACTCAACTTACCATATAATGGAGTTAAAACACTATTATTAAACGATCCTATACCGGTCGCTCTATTTGTTACCGTATATACAGTAACGGGAGCTTGTGAGGTTTCTAAGTTCCCATTTAAAAATAATCTAAAATACCCTGAACTTGTTGCGCCTGCTGACAGTGTATAAGTTAATAACGATGTTTCATTACCTGTAATTGCACTAATATTTGTATCTGCACTTTGAGTTGCAGTCAATAAACTATTAGGTACAGTAAAGTTTCCTGTATAGACTGCTACACCTTTTACTATGCGTACATTACTTATATAACCAGTAAACGGATATGCGAATGCAGTAGAACTACCAGCAGCATCACCAACACCTATCCTAGCTGTTGTAGATGTACTCATATTTGCACCCCTGTCAGTTTGAGTTCCAACTAACGTACCGTTATAATAAAAATACAATGTTGTTCCGCTACGTACCGCTGCTGCATGTTGCCAAGTATTCTGCACAAATGGGGTAGAAGTAGCTGTAGTGGACGTGCTACCAGGAACAGTCCAAGTCATACGTACATTTGTTGTATAAACACCTATAGATACAGTATAATCTACTGAATAATTACCTACTCTTACAATCCCTTTACCGGAAGCTGTATATGAGCTTAGTGTTGGATAGAACCAACATTCTAATGTAAAGTCACCTGTACCAAAACTAAATCTATCATCCACTTGTACAGCTTCTACACCGGTGCTAGTTGTGCCATCAAAATAGCCTGAAATTTGTCCAAATGACGGAATCGTTACAAGCGATACTTGAGGGAAGCTTGATGTTAGTACAGTATCATATGTGCTATAATCAATCAATGTAATAGAATCTTTTTCATAAGTTATTAAGCCATGATACCACGTATTTGCGTTAACCGTACTATACGAGGTTAATGTAGCGATTGATGCTCTTGAACTTGTAGTAAAGTATGCAAAATATAATTGATTACTTGAGTTTATTCCGAATTGGAAAATTTGAGCTGTAGTCGAACCGGTATCCTGTGCAATTAGAATTTGATCAATATTTATAACATCTAATTTAAAGAAAACTTCAAGTGAAGCAAATGTTCCAGAAAAAATATTTGTAGTTGTCTCTGCCGCAATCAATCCTCTAGAATTACCATTAAAATAAACACTTCCACCATATATGGTCATATCATAAGAGCCGCTAGCAAAAGGACTGTCATACGTGGCTTTTGGCCCACCAGATGGGGTAGTAACAGTTAATATAACTTGTGATATATCTGTTGTTATTGGACTTAAGCCTACAATAACAGGATAACTTGAATTAACTACGGTGGTATCTCCGTATTGTCCTACTGAGTTATCGCCCCATGCAAAAACTGCACCGTCCCCTGCCTTTCTAGCTAATGAATAACTTATACCTGCACTTATTTGAGAGAAACTAATGTCTAAATTTATTCTAGTTGGTACAGTAAGACCAACATTGTTAGCTATGGTTGAAAACACCTGTACAGGGGAGCTACGTGCAATAGTATTTCCTATACCTAATTGCCCATACAAACCATAACCCCAATTGAACACCTTATTAGAACTTATTACTGATAAGTTACTAGCACTAGCCATGGTCGATATCAAAGTATAACCATTTGTGTTTGATAACAGGGTAGGACTACTTTTTGTTATAGTTGTATTGTCTCCTAAATTTCCAAAAGTATTTAAACCCCAAACATAAAGTTGAGTAGAGTCAGTACGTAATGCTGCACTAAAGCTTGACCCAGCAGCAACTTGACTATAACTATTTGTTGAATCAATAATTGTTGGAATAGGCCATTGTCCTGCAGCAAGACTTATTGGAGAAACTACACTAGGAGTAGATGCGTTGGCTGTAGAGGTTCTTCCTAATTGGCCACTAGAACCTAATCCCCATGCATATAATGTTGAGTCAACACCGGACACTGCTATGGCATGACTGGAGCCAACAGCGATCTTGAGGGCGGTCAAACTTCCAGTTTGCACTGGACTGCTTCTAGTTATAACTGAATTATTTCCTAGCTGACCTGCATTATTTAATCCCCATTCATAAACATTACTGAAAAAGTCAATTGCTGCAGTAAAACTAGTGCCTGCAACAACGTTTGAATATGGCCAACCAACAAGAGTTGGTACCGGAACACTAGTGTTGAGTGCAGTGTTACCAACTAAAGTTGGGCTACTCTTGTTAATAGTCGTGCCATCACCAATTTGCCCTGAAACACTACTGCCCCAAGTATAAATTTTATTTTCTGCTGAAATTGCAACTCCATGACTGTATCCAGCAGCAACAGAAGTATAACTTAATGTTCCGCCCACTAATGTTGGACTACTACGTGTTGTAGTAATGGTAGTGTTCTGTCCTAACTGGAATAAATTATTTACACCCCATGCATATGCTCTATATGAACTATCAATCGCTAAGCTAAATGACTGTCCTGCGGCAATATGTATCCAACTTAATGTGTCATTAACAACTGTTGGATTACCTAATCTTTGAATCGTGCGTGTTGTTGTTCCTACTTGTGCAGCGTTTGATCTTGAGATTGCAAGATCCTCACCTAATTGTCCACTAGTGCCTAAACCCCAAACAAAAGCTAAACCATCTGCTCTCATCGCAGCACTTGAACTAACCCCTGCACTTAATCTATTATAAGTAGTACCTGAGTTAATAACTACAGGACTACTACGTGCAATGGTATTATTTTGACTTAATTGTCCTGCATTGTTCAGTCCCCAACCATAAGTTACGTTAGCACTTATGCCAAGTGAGTGACTTGCACCTGCATTAATTTGACTCCAGCTTCCTGTACCAATTTTAGTTGGTATTGCGAATCCAGAATTTAATACAGGTGTTGCATTAATTTGGAAAGGACTACTTCTTGTAATTAATACATATGTACCTAATTGACCACTTGTGCCTAATCCCCATGCATACAATAAGTTATTGCTTCCTATTGCAACGCCATGTGTTCCACCAGCATCAATTTGTGTATAACTACTTGTACCAGCCTCACTTATTAATACTGGATTACTTCTATTAATAGTATTGTTAATTCCTAATTGACCTGAACTTGCTAATCCCCACGCATATAATCTATTATTGCTTTGTAGTCCTAACGACCAGCTTTGACCAGCACTAACTTGAGTATAACTACTAGTTCCTATTCCTGTCACTACAGTTGGATTACTTCTGTTTAACGTTGAATTAATCCCTAATTGTCCTGCGTTAGCATTGCCCCATGCCCATATCTTCATGTTTTGTGCAGCATCCGCTGTACCATTAGATATAGCTAATGTATGATCGAATCCAGCTGACACTTGTGTATAGAAAGATGCACTACCTCTTACTATAGTAGGTATTGATCTATTGATTGTTGTATTGTTACCCAATCTTCCTAATGATCCTAAACCAAACATGAACAATTCATTGTTTGTGTCAATTATAGCAGCAAAGCTATCACCTGCTGAAACTTGTGTATATGAACTTGTGGTACTTGCTGCAGTCTCAATGAGTGTAGGTGTTGATCTGTTAATAACAGAATTAGTACCTAATTGACCAACGTTGTTATTACCCCAACTAAACAACTTATATTCACTCAATTCAATGGCTAAACTGTTTTGCGTTCCTGCACTGATGTCTCTAAATAATGTACCAGTTGCAATTTGAACTGGACTTGATTTGGATATAATTGAGTTATCTCCGATTTGCGCAGATGTGTTTAATCCCCAAGCCCAAAGTGTGTCATCTGCTTTGATAGCTAAACTAAAGCTTGTGCCAGCTTTTACAACTTTCCAACTGTGTGCTCCTATCAATGTTGGGCTGCTTCGTGTTACTGTGGTAAAATCGCCTACTTGTCCACCTGCATTGTTACCCCATGCAAATAAGAAACCATCACTACGTATAGCAAGCGTATGATTTCCGCCATCTGCCGCAGAAATTTGTGCCCAACTGTTGGTCTCAGTTAATAAACTAATAGCAGTTGGGTTACCCCATGCGTGAAGGGATCCATCATCTGATAATGCTAAATTATGATCAAACTCTGTAGATATTAATGACCAACTTGTTGCAATTTTCTTGTTAGGATCAATTTGAGTTGGTGTTGATCTTGTTATTGAGAAGCCGTCACCTAATTGTTTACTAGTACCTAATCCCCATGCCCATAATGTATAGTCACTTTGTATTGCTATACTATGACTTGTTCCTGCTGCGACTTGAACATAACTACTTGTACCTGCTGCTGTAACCTGTACAGGACTTGATAGTACCGCAGTGTTATTTTGTCCTGTTTGTCCACTTGCACCACTTCCCCAAACATATAGATTACCTAAAGTGTCAACTGCAAGTGAGTGTAATATTCCACCTGCTATTACATTAGCCGCACCTATTTGTGTAGTAAAGCTTACTCCTGCTGGCATTGAGACTTGTACAGGGCTTGATTTAGCGATTATGCTTACGTCACCTAATTGCCCACTTGTACCTAATCCCCATGCATATAATGTACCATCAACAGTTATACCTAAACTATGCGAATGACCGGCAGCTACTGTTGCCCAACTACTATTACCGATAAGTACTGGGCTTGATTTGTTCACTGCAGTAAAATCACCTAATTGACCTGATGCGTTAAGTCCCCATGCATACAACAGATTATCATTTCTGATTCCCAAAATGTGTGCAGCACCCATAGATAGCATTGTCCATGAATAAACTTGTGTGTTTAATATAATTGCTGATCCGTTACCCCATGCATACAATTTACCAAAATTGTCAATTGCTAATGAATGGTCTACCCCTGATGCTATATCAATAAACTGATTAGTTCCACCAATTAGTACAGGACTTGATACATTTCGTGTTTGTCCATTTCCTATTTGGCTACTTGTGTTTAATCCCCATGCATATAAAGTATAATCGCTTCTTGTAGCAACTGTGTAAGATGTTCCTGCTGCTAAACTTAACCAACTTTCACTACCTATTTGTGTTGGGCTAGATTTATTAATTGTAGTTGCATCACCTAATTGTCCAGCTGTGTTTGTTCCCCATGCAAATAATTTTGATGTAGTAGAAATTGCTATGGCATGATCTTTTCCTGCTACGACTGAAGAAAAATTAATTATGTTAGTTAATGAGGCAATGTCTGTGAGAACTAACAGAGAGGTTTCGTTTCCTGAAATAGCTTGAATATTTGTTCCTGCACTCTGAGTAGCAGTTAGTGGGCTTGTTGGTGGTGTAAATGTACCTGTATATACATTAATTCCCTTTACCACTCTTAAGTTGCTGAGAAATCCACGTAAACTAAGATCAGTGGTATTTACAAATCTTCCAATATATTGTGTTGTACTGGCTACATCTAAGTTTGCAGTTATTCCAGTCCAACTATAATCAAGTATACCATTTACCCATAAACTTAAAACATTACTTGAGTCTCTAGTTGCAGCTACATGCACCCATTTGTTCATTGGTATTGGTATTTTACCTGTATATTGTGTTCCATTATAAAACTCTAAAAACAATACACCGGAGGTTGTTCTTATATTAAAAAGCCAAGGGGTAGTGGTCGCTGCTGCCCTAGCATCAATAATACCAGCAGCATCAGCGTTGGGTTTTGATATGAAAATAAAGGCTTCGATTGTAAATGTTCCTGTACCTAAACTCAATGGAGTTTGAGCAGATGTCCTTAAATAATTCGCAAACGTATCAAAATATATTGAAACTGCACCACTAAATGGTATGTTGTTTGTATCATAAGCTAATGAACCTATTGTAGTAATAGTATTTGGACTATTACTAACATCTGCTACAGTATATGAAGATATTAATGTTGGACTTGACCTGTTAATAGCATCAGTAGATCCCAACTGACCACTAGAATTTAATCCCCAACCAAACAGTGTTCCATCATTTTTAATTGCAAGTGAGAAGCTTTCTCCGGCTGATATTTGGTTCCAGCTATTATCACTTGCAACTAATACTGGGCTTGATTTGCTTATCGCAGTAAAATCACCTAATTGACCTGCATTATTTAATCCCCATGCATATAATAAACCATCATTACGAATAGCAATAGTATGTTGTATACCTGCACTTATTTTTGTCCAAGAATAAATTTGATTTTGCAATAGTACACCATTTGCACTACCCCATGCATACAATCCTTGAAATGTTTCGACTCCTGCAGAGTGGTCGAATCCTGCAGAAGCGACATACCAATTTAATCCTAAACCTGATGCTAATTGTACTGGGCTGGATTTACTTATAATAGTAGCGTCCCCCAATTGGTTATTTGTGTTAAGACCCCAAGCAAATAGTTTATACAGTGAATTTATTGCTACAGTAAAAGAGTTGCCACCGCTTACACTTGACCAACTATCATAACCTATCTGCACCGGACTTGATTTGGCTACAGTCGTATTATCACCTAATTCACCGCCTGCTGCACTTCCCCATGTGTATAAATATCCTAAATTATCAATAGCTGAACTATGAGAAGTACCTGCACCTATAGAAACAAAACTCTTTGTAACAACAGATGCAGATGAGGTTGTTAATAGTAACAATGTTGTTTGCGCTGCATTTGTTATAGCACTTATATTCGTATCTGCACTTTGAGTTGTTGTTAGTACACTTGTTGGTGGTGTAAATGCTCCTGTATAAACTGCAAGTCCTTTTACTACTCTTACATTACTAATTGCACCAATTAGTGTGTACGTAGAACCATTCCTAAATGTGCCAATTAGTTGAGTAGTGCCTGCAGCGTCTATGGCTGCAGTTTGTCCTGCAAATGTGTTTGCATCTTGAACACCATTTATATATAGGTATATTGTTCCTGATTGTCTAACTGCCGCCACATGAGTCCAAACATTAAGAGATACTGTTGTACTACCGGTTCTTTGGGCAAGATTATAAAATTCTAGTTTGTAAACTCCCGAAACATTTCGTAATAAAAAAATCCAATTTTGAGCTAATGCTGCCGCCCTAGCATCAATAATACCAGCAGCATCCGCATTGACTTGAGTTGGATAAACCCAGGCTTCCACTGTAAAATCTGCAATTCCAAAACTTAATAATCCTTGAGCATTTAAATTTGATCCATTACTTGTAATAGTTACAATATCCGATGCGGTAAATATTGCTGATACAGCACCTGTTACAGGTACATTTGTTGTACTAAATGTAAGTGTTGATGTTTTTGTTGTTGGAGTCGTGTAAACGCTTGTATCAACTACCTGTTGACTTCCAATTTGTGTTGGGCTAGATTTGCTTATGCCAGTATAATCACCTAATTGGCCTGACGTATTCAATCCCCATGTGTACAAAGAATCGTTAATGTCTATAGCTAAACTATGAGTCGCACCTGCAGCAACTTTTTTCCATGTTGATGTACTTACTAAAACCGGACTTGAACGATTGATTGTGTCAGAAACACCTAATTGACCACTACTATTTAAACCCCAAGCATACAATAATCCATCACTTCGTATGGCTAAACTAAAAGTTCCATTAGTTCCCGCCGCTACTTCAGACCAACTTTGTATTTCTGGGAATAATAATATCGAATTTTGACTGCCCCAAGCGTACAGTTTATTGTTAGTGCCAATTGCTAATGAATGCTGATTACCAGCAGAAATTACACTCCAACTACCTGAAAAACCTGATACACTATTGCTAAGTCCAATTTGAACCGGGCTTGAACGTGTTATAAATGTATTATCACCCAACTGATTTAAATTATTAAGGCCCCACGCAAACATTTGTCCAGAAGAGTCAATCGCTAACGTATGTGTTAACCCTGCACTAACACTTGACCAACTGCTACTTCCTAATTGAACAGGTGAGCTTCTAGCAATTGTATTATTAAATCCTAAGACTCCTGATGTGTTTGTTCCCCAAATATATAACTGACCTTGATTATTGACTACTGCAGCATGACTTTCACCTGCCGATATTTTTAAGATAGGACCAGAAGAAGGTAAATTCAATAATACTGGACTAGTTTTATTTACGGTTGTGTTATCACCAACCGCTCCGTATGCATTATTTCCCCAACCATAAACTAAACCAGATTCTGTTGCAGCATAACCATTATATTTTCCAGCAGTGATTAAAGAATAACTGTTTGATCCCACAGGCACTGGATTTGATCTATAAGTTACATCACCTATACCTAATTGACCATGAGCGTTATATCCCCATGAAAACAATCTACCATCACTACGTAATGCTAATGTGAAAAGTTCACCTGATGAAATTTGTGTCCAACTATTAAAATCTGCACCTATACTAGCACCATCTCCCCACGTCCAAACTTTATTTGTGCTATCTAATGCAAGTGTATGGTTTGTGCCAACACTCAGTGACGTATAACTTATGCCAGGTATTGCGGCAACTTGAGTTGGGTTTGATCTACTAATAGTTGAACTATTATCTGCTAATCCTAATTGTCCTACGTTATTAGTTCCCCAACTATATAAAGAATTACTGCCTATTGCCACTGTGAAATTGCTTTCTGAAGCTTGTGCTGCAGTAAATGACGGGTACACTACAGAGTTTGAATCGTTCGCAATTAATAGTGATGTATCAGACCCAGTAATTGCACTTATATTTACGCCTGCACTTTGTGTTTTTTGTAATGGACTTGTAGGTACTGTAAAATTACCTGTGTATACTGCAACATTTTTTACTATACGTATATTTGAAAGATAGCCAGCCGTATAAGAGACCTCAGTCCCTATGCTTGAGTTAGGGCCACCACCAACCGTAACCGCAGCTTGCGTAGCATAGCCTCCACTTGCAAAACTTGTAACTAAACTACCGTTTGCATATAGGTAAATAGTGCTTGAGGATAAAACTACTGCAACGTGGTACCATGTATTTAAAGAAATATTAGTTACAATGTTAACAGTTGAGCCATCTGTTTTGTACCACCTAATATCGTTAGTTAGTGGACTACTATTTCCTAGTATAACAATAGCCCAGTTACCTGATCCATTCGCTCCATTTTGTATAAGAAATGGAACTCCTAAATTTATGTCCTGTAATGATGTAGCATATAACCAAAATTCAATTGTCCATGCTGCTGAGTTAAGTGCCAACGCTGCATTACTTGCATAGGTTAAATATGATCCGGGACTACCTGCTGATCCTGCTGTTCCCATTTGAATTGTAACTGCGCCAGTAAATGGTTGATACAATGCACTACCATATACAGTTCCAGTAACTGTTGGTGTAAATGCATTGTTGCTTCCATCAATTACAGAAGTAACTGATGTTCTAACCTGTACAGGGGCTGATCTTGATATTGCGTCATTTAATCCTAGTTGGCCTTCGTTATTGCGGCCCCAAACATATAATGTATCATTGTTTTGAATTCCGACTACGTGATTTGCAACTGATATTTGAGTCCAACTACCATAAGCAACAAACACTGGACTAGATTTACTTATGGCTGTAAGATCACCTAATTGTCCATTAGTATTATTTCCCCACGCCCATAAGCCACCATCACCTGCTTTAACCGCTAGTGTATTTGATGTTGATACTGCAACGATTGACCAACTTTCTGTACCAATTTGTGTAGGACTTGACTTATTAATTGTTGTTGTGTCACCTAATTGACCTGAAGTGTTTAAGCCCCATGTGAACAACATACCATCACTTCTAATAGCAGCCACATGACTTGCATTACCTGATGCTATACTTGCCCAACTTGCAGGTGTTAGATTACTTAATATGATTCCTAAGCTATTACCCCAGGTCCATAATGTATTATCAGTTTTAAGTCCTAACACATGATTGATACCTGCACTTACTTTACTCCAACTACCAGCCAATTGAACGTAGGCATCATTTCTATTAATAGTGTTTACATTACCTAGTTGATTTAAATTATTAAGACCCCATGTGTATAACTGTCCATTATTATTAATACCTGCACTGTAACTTAATCCTGCACTTATCTGACTCCAGCTACTTGTACCTATTTGGGTTGGAACAGAGATCGTTGTAGTATTAGCTGCGGTACCTACAATTACTGGATCAGAACGACTAATTATTGAATTGTCACCAATAGTTCCGTTGTTGCCAAATCCAGTAATCCATGTGCTGTAATCACTACGTAAGAAATATGAATTTAAACTTTGTACTTTATCTACACTGACTGCTAACCAAGAATAACCTTGACCTATCTGAGTTGGCACCGAACGACTTGTTGTAGTACCGTTACCTAAAACACCATTCGCACCAGACCCCCAAGTGTATAATTTTCCGTTATTAATTCCAGCACCATGACTTTGACCAACATCTACATCTGTCCAAGAACCATAGTTATTTGGTATTGGATCTCCTGCTACATTTTGCACTAAAGTTGGATTTGATCTATTAATTGCATCACCCAATCCTAATTGATTTGATGCGTTATTTCCCCATGTATATAATTGACCTGAACTTGTGATGCCATAAGTTGTGTATCCTCCACCTGTTTTTACCATCGTAAATGAAGTTGTGTTGAACGGAGATACTAAAAGCGTGGGCACACTTCTTTGTATTGTTGTGCCATCTCCTAATGATCCATTTAAATTTCTACCCCAAGCATACACTATATTGTTAGAGTTAATCGCTATAGTATTTTCTAATCCAGCATCCACAAAAGTCCAACTTCCACCACCATAAACTTGCACTGGACTGGATTTACTTATGGCAGTAGCATCACCTAACTGTGAATTAGAATTAGAACCCCACAACCAAAGTGTACCATCTGATTTTATCGCTGCAGTATGACTAACGCCCACAGAAACAAAATTCCAACTACCTCCGCCAGCAACTTGAACTGGACTTGACCTATTTGCTGCAGTACCGTATCCTAGCTGACCACTTGTTCCTAAACCCCACATGTACAACTGATTGTCGGCTCGTATAGCTGCTGTTGTCCTATCTCCGATTGATATTTGTTTCCACGCATCAAATCCCTGACCGTAACTCACTATTCCCTGAGCCAAACCACCTCCGCCGCCAGTCGCACTCGTAGATCCTCCACCTGCTCCCCATAAGTAAGTAGGAGCGTTAAAACTTTGCGCTACATTAAGTGTATATGTACCATTGGTGGATATAATCAAATTTCCGTCAGCTTTTGTCCAAGTAGTTTTACCTGAAATTGCAGGACTGATGTTAATGAATAAATTTCCTGCAGGAATCGTTTCACTGGATAAATCTATCAATAGATATCCATCTGATCCACCACTTGTTGATCCGCCACTTCCACCTAAATATACATTTCCTAAACTAGAAGAAATACCTGGTGTGTTATAATTACCTGTAACAATAACTCCACTAGTCACAAAATTAGGATTATAATATCCCGATCCGCCGCCAGCGCCGGTAGCTCCTTGATAGAATCCACCAGCACCGCCACCAAAGTAACCGCCTCCTCCTCCAGGAGTTCCTGTGTCATTTACATCTCTGCCACCCACACCGCCATTACCATAGCCAGTGCCGCCGGCATGTGCTGTACCTCCTGCCCCGCTTCCTGCACCGCCGTTTCGGCCAGACCCAGAATTACCTGTTCCTCTTTGACCAACGCCGCCTGCGCCGGGCCCAACTTGAGTTCCACCGCCGCCCCCAAAATTGTCTCCACCAAAGAAAACATATTCTCCATTTTGACCGCTGGATCCACCGCCGCCGCCACCTCTAGTGCTTGAGCCGCCGCCTCCACCACCAGCAACTAGTATAGGGAATTGACTAGTCGCAAATTCAATTCCAGTGCCGCCACCACCTCCACCACCATCTCTATTAAAAGCTCCGCCACCGCCACCTTGTCCAACAATTAATCTAAGTTGTAAAGCATCTGTTCCCAACGACGTTGGATTTGACCTATCAATAGTGTTCGTTATTTGTCCTAATTGACCACTTCCCCCTAAGCCCCACATAAACAATTGTCCAGTGGTTTTACGAATATAACCTGCTGTTAAATAACCGGTGTTAAAAGTTAGCTGACCAATTGATACTGGATTTGAAACACTATTTTCACTATATTCTCCGTAAGGCATAATTTGCCCTACGTTATTGTTACCCCATCCAAACAGTTTATTATCAGAGCGCACTGCAAATGCATGTGTATCACCTGCTGCTAATCCTATCCAACTACCAGAAGTTATTAGCGTAGGACTTGATCTGTTTGTGCTTAGTCCAATGCCTAATTGATATGATGTGTTTAATCCCCAACCAAATAATCTATCATTAGCATCAATTCCTAATGAGAAATTATTTCCAGCATATACCATACTCCAGCTGCTAGTACCAACAACTGTTGGACTTGATCTGCTGCCTGCAGTTCCATATCCTAACTGACCGCTTGTGCCTATTCCCCAAGTAAACAATGCACCATCACTACGTATTGCTAACATGTGAGAGTTACCAATACTTACACTTGTCCATGAAAATGGTTGCACGGTTAAACTAATTGCTGCAGAATTACCCCATGTCCATAGTGTTCCGTCATTTTTAATAGCGAGTAAATGATCATATCCTGCACTGATAGCATTAAAACTACTAGTTGTTATTTGAACTGGAGAACTCTTACTATCAAAGTTACTTGCCTGTTCAGCAAAAATACCAGTTGATCCATCACCCCAACCATATAATAGATCATCAATGTTAAGTGCAACTGTATAAGAGTTACCTGCTGATACAAAATTATAACTACTGTTGTTTATTTTTTGTGGTGACCAGTATTTATTTGCAGGCCATCTATATCCGCCTACTTGTATAGGACTTGATGCTGTTACAGTTGAATTTACAATATTTGTATCTAATATACCTGTGTTGTCGCCCCAAACATATGCAACATTATTATTCGCTGCAGCGAATCTTGATCCTACATTAACAAAAGATGTTCCAGCACCTATAAGTACAGGACTTGATTTAGTTATAGATGTATTATCGCCTAACTCACCTGAGCTATTACTTCCCCAACCAAACAATCTATTATTAATATCAATCGCATATCCATTTAAACGACCAGCAGCTACCATACTCCAGCTGCTTACACCTATTTGCACTGGACTTAATTTGTTTACACTTAGATTGATACCCAATTGGCCATTTGAGTTTAATCCCCAAGCAAATAATGAACCACCTAGTCTGATTGCAAACGAACTTACGCCGCCAGCACTTACCATTGTAAAACTACTCGCTGCAAATGGCGCAACAAGTGCTGTTGGTACTGATCTGTTTAAAGAAGTGTTATCGCCAATTGCGCCGCTACTGTTTAATCCCCATGCATAGATCGCACCATCAGTGCGTAATGCAACTGTATGAGTTAAGCTTGCTGACACTTGTGTCCACGAACTAGTATTGAATGGTGATCCTAATGCAACAGGGCTTGACTTAGCAATAGTACTATTATCACCTAGTTGTCCATTTGGATTTTCTCCCCATGTCCAAATTGTTCCGTCTGTGCGTAGTCCAACGGTAAATCTTAATTGATTACTTATTTGACTCCAACTACCATCAAGTTGCACAGGACTACTTCTATTAATAGTGTCACTTAAACCTAGTTGTCCGTAACTATTGTCTCCCCAAACATATAATGTATAATCAGATTTGATAGCTCCTCTCATACCTGTGTTTTGTTCGTGCGGAGTACTAATAGCTATCCAATCGTTAGATCCAATTTGTACAGGACTAAAGGTTGCAAATATTGAGTTGTTACCCAACTGACCATTATCATTTGCTCCCCATGTCCAAAGAGTATTGTCTCCGCGTAAACCTATGCCGGCAGCAATTTGTATCCAAGAATAATCTGTATCGTAAATGCCAACTTGACCACTTGAGTATTGTCCCCAACCATACAATGATCCATTAAAATCTATTGCCATCGTATGATCAGTGCCTGCCACAACCTGTTGCCAACTATATTCACCCAGTTGTATTGGATAAGAACGATCAATTGTTGTACTATTTCCTAACTGACCTGCAGTGTTAAGACCCCATGTATATAGTTTATTATTGTTATCGAGAACCATTGCATGACTTGCTCCAGCAATAACTTGTGTGTAATTACTTTGAACTATATTATCTCTTATCGCTGTTGTTACTCCGACTAATACAGGACTACTCCTATTAAGAGTTGAACTTATACCTAATTGACCTGAACTATTAAGACCCCAGGCCCATAATACACCTTTAGAATCAATAGCTAATGTATAATTAGAACCTATACTTACATTGTTCCATGATTGAGGTTCTACCACTAAACTTATTGCAGTTGAACTACCCCAAGTCCATAGTGTATTGTCAGCACGAACTGCTAGTACATGATTATCACCTGCACTTACACTAATCCAACTATTGTTATCTACTTGTGTTGGACTCCATTTATCAACTGTGCCTGAATCGCCTAATTGAGAAAGATTATTGAGACCCCAAGTAAATAATTTATAATTACTGTCTATAGCAGCACTAAATGTCTGTCCTTTTGTTAATTGTATCCAACTACTTGTGCTTGCTACTTGTGTTGGACTTGAATAATTTGCTAAAATACCTGCTGTAAGGTTGTTTACATATCCAACTAGTGCGAAACTCACATTCGCTGCTGTTTGAACATTACCATTTCCTTGTATTAACCCGTATTGACCACTAACATATGCTAGATAATTATTTTTTATAGCACCGTAGGTACCACCACCACCAACACCTCCCTTAGTCATTATTAATTGTAGCCAGTCGCTTTCATTGCCTACTTGAACCGGAGTAGAGCGTATATTACTTTCTATAGGGACACTATTACCCCACGCCCAATATGTGTCATTTTGTAAAAGTGCTTGAATTCCATTTCTTTGACTAACCACATCTTTTACAATGTCCGGTAATCCTGTAACTAAAGTTGGGCTACTTCTATCAATTGTATCGTTTTGTCCTAATTGTCCGCTTACGTTATAACCCCAAACAAATAGTTCTCCGTCACTTCTAATAGCCCCTGAAACTTCGGCTCCTGCATGAACAAATGTCCAAGAATTGTCTGCGGCTATTTGAACAGGACTTGATCTATTAACCGTTGTATTATCTCCAAGAGCACCTGTGCCATTATATCCAAAAGCATATAACGCATTTGTGGTTGAAAGAACTAATGAATGATATGCAGAACCAGCACTAGGATATCCTGCTTGCACCATAGACGCAGATACCCCTACTGGTAAAGATACTAATACAGGTCTTGATCTTTGAGTTACTGTAACATCACCTAATTGTCCTACATTGTTTAAACCCCAAGCCCATGCCCTACCTAAATTGTCAATTGCTACAGTGTGAGTACCTGATGAACTTACTTGTGTGTATTGACTAGCTGTCCCCGTTGTTTGGTACACTGCTGTCGGTGTAGACTTGCTTACTGTACTATTATCCCCTAATTGTCCATTTGTACCTGTACCCCATGCATATAAATTATCGTTAACATCTATAGCAAAACTTGTAAAATTTCCTGCAGTTGCAAATTTCCAACTACTGGAACCTATTTGCACTGGATAACTTCTATTTGTTGTAGTTCCTATTCCTAATTGACCTTCAGCATTACGACCCCATGTCCAAAGTGTATCGTCAGACCTAATGGCAACCGTATGTTGAAATCCGAATGCCATTTGTTTCCATGACTGGGCTGTATTAGGTGCGATACCCATTGATCCTGATACGTTTTGACCCCAGGCCCATAATTTATAATCAGAATCTATAGCAATAGTATTTTGGCGAGGGTCGAATTCAACTTGCACATAACTCTTATTCAAATAATCAATTTGCACAGGATTTGATTTGTTTGCAATGGATCCATCACCCACTTGACCCTGATCATTTAATCCCCAAACATATAGTCTACCTAAACTATCAATTGCGCCTGTATTATATCTGTTTACCGCAACTTGTGTATAACTACTAGTTCCGAATCCTAATTGTACCGGGCTTGAACGTTGATTTATTGTAGTGTTATCACCTATCTGCCCGTAATCATTTCTTCCCCAAACGTATCCTCTATTATCAGTTGTGATTCCTATAGTGTTAAGTGCGCTTGAACTTATTTTTAGTAAGCTCCAACTTTGCGCTATTGTTGGTATAGGTGCAATAGTACTTAAATTGTTTCCCCATAGATATAATTGTTTAGCAGTGTCTATTGCAAGTGAGTGATCACTTCCTGCATTTACCATTGTATAGCTACGTTCAGTTCCTATTGTTGCTGGATTACTTCTATCAACAGTAGTTTGATCTCCTAACTGGTAAACATTATTTCTACCAAACGTATAGAGTGAACCATCTTCTAGTACAAAAGTACTAAATTGATTACCTGCGCTTACTGATACAAAACTTACAGGTAATGAAGAAATTAATACAGGACTACTACGATTTATTGTAGCACCGTTTTGTAAAAATGCTCCGCTACCCCAAGCATATAAATCTTTACCAATTACAGCAATACTATGATCATTGCCTGCTGCTACAAAATTCCAACTGCTAGTGCCTATTTGCACAGGACTAGATTTAGTTATTGTTGTATTATCACCTAATTGACCACTAGAATTTAATCCCCAAGTAAATAATAAACCATCGTTTCTAATAGCAATATTATGATTCCAACGTGTAGATATTGAGGTCCAAGAAAAAATATAAGTTTGAACGAAGGTACTTAGACTATTACCCCAAACGTAAAGATAGTTGTCTGATGTTATAGCTGCTGCGTGATCAAAACCTGCACTTATTTGTGAGAAACTACTAGTTGAAATTTGCACCGGTATTGATTTGTTTAGTGTAGTACCATCACCAACTTGATTAACATTATTTGTACCCCATGCATATAGTAAACTATTAGATTGTAATCCTACAGTAAAATTATTGAATGCACTTACCTGTGACCAACTATTGTTGTCAACTTTTTGTGGTTGCGGTAAATTATATGGTAATCTATTTCCTAATATGACTGGTGAATTTATTGGCATTTATAAACCTAATTGTCCTGAACTGTCTTGTCCCCATGCATAAAGATTATTATTAATATCTCTTGCTAATGTAAATTGTGTACCTGAGTTTACTATATTCCAGCTACCTGCAATTTGCACAGGTGTTAATGTATTTATTTCATTATTATTTCCGATTTGTGTAGGACTTGATTTTGTCACTTGTGTGCCATCCCCTACCACTCCATAAGTACCCTGATTTCCCCAACCAAACAAAATACCATCACTTCTAATTGCAAATGCTGCCTGCCCAGAACCTATAATAGAATTAAAACTACTGCTACTTATTTGTATAGGTGAAGAAATAATACCAGTGGGAGTATTATTACCTCCTAATCCATTTTGCCATTGACCCCATGACCATATTCTTCCATTTGAGTCTTTAGCATATCCTAAATTACTTGCACTACCTATTTGTGCCCAGCTAGTTGTACCTTGTATAATTGAAGGATTTGATTTACTAATTAAACTATTATCTCCTAATTGTCCAACGTTGTTTGCACCAAAACTATATAGTGCTCCGTTATTACGTAGCGCAGTCACGTGTGTTATGCCACCTGCAACATCAGTCCAAACAAATGTATTAAAACCTGCTGCAAGTTGACTAGGTGATGATCTATTGATTGTTGTATTAGTTCCTAACTGGCCGGCGCTGCCTCCTCCCCAAGTGTATAATATTCCGGTATTATCTATTGCTGCAGCACTTGAGTTTGTGGCAGCTACCTTTGTCCAATTTCCAGTAACTTGCACCGGATTAGAAACGGTTACTAGGTTACTTTGGCCCAATTGTCCTTCATTATTTCTTCCCCAAGCATATAATGTATTATCAGAAGTAATAGCATAGCCCATTCCTTGTCCAGCTGCTACTTGTACGTAATTACTCCTGTCACCTGAAACTAATACAGGACTTGATTTACTAATGATTGAATTATCCCCTAGTCTACCATCAGAATTTAGTCCCCAAGCCCACAATGTGCCATCTACTTTAACAGCTATAGTATGTGATAAATTGTGAGCAACAGTTGTCCAACTACTATTACCAATTTGCACTGGACTACTACGAGTTATTGTGTCATTTAATCCTAATTGTCCTACATTGTTTTGTCCCCACGCAAATAATAAACCATCATTTCTAATGGCAAAACTTGAATTAGCATCTCCACCTGCTTGGCTTACTAAGGTCCATGAATATGTAGTTGTAAGTAATCCAATTTGTCCTAAAACATTACTGCCCCAACCCCATAGTGTATTATTTGTTTTTATTGCCATACTGTGATCTGAGCCTGCACTTACTAATGACCAATTACTATCTGTTCCGATTTGAGTGGGTATTGAACGTGTTTCAGTATTACCTAAACCTAATATACTATTTGCATTACTTCCCCATGCCCACAATGTACCATCATTTTGCACTGCTAAAGTGTGACTTGCTCCCACGCTTACTTGAACGTAACTACTTGTGCCAGTAGCGAATACTGCAACAGGACTTGATTTACTTACAGTAGTGCCATCACCTAATTGATAATTAGTATTAACTCCCCATAAAAATAATGTATTAGTACTATCGATTGCACCTGCAAAATTATTAGTTTCACTTGTAGCAATAACACTCCAATCATTTAATCCTACTTGAGTTGGGCTTAATCTAGCTATAGTATCACCTTGTGCTAATTGCCCTGAAGTATTTTGTCCCCAGGCGTATAATTTATTTTCTTTAATACCTAATGAAAAACTATTACCTGCACTTACACTTGTCCATGAACCTTGTCCTGGCTCACTATTAATAGTAAACGCTGGATAACCGAATGCATTAAATATAGTGTTATCGCCAATTTGTACCGGATTTGAAGGGGTAGAAACCGGGTCTGTTTCGAAAGCACCAACAATAGTAGACCCCCAACGATATAATGTATTGTCGTTTGCTATAGCTAAAGACACCTGTCCGCCTGTACCATTAGGAATTTGTGACCACGAAGTTGATCCAGCTACTAAAGAAGGACTTGATCTACTTAAATTATCGTTATCACCTATTTCTCCCGAATTTCCATAACCCCACATCCAAAGTTTTCCGTTGCTTGCTAATGCCATACTATTTTGGTATATATTGTTTTCTCGACCTGTTGATATTTGAATAAAGCTCGCGCCTGCAGCCCCTGCCTTAGCCAACACCGGAGTTTGATTTTGACCTGTTGATACTCCAAGACCGGTTGCCCCGCCACTGTTTCCTCCCCATGCATATACACTGTATGGTGTTCCTAAACCTAAGCCACTTATCCCTAGTGTGTAAGTATCTGCTGCACTAACTGCTAACCAAGGACCTGTTCCTGGAACAGTAACTTGTGTGGGACTTGAACGATAAATGTTACCTGACACCCCTAGTTGTCCTGCAGAGTTGTAACCCCATGTCCATAGTGTACTATCAGACCTAATGCCGGCTGAGTGAAGCTGACCAGCACAAATAACAGTATAACTTTCTGAGCTTACTTGAGTAATCGAGGATCTATCAATTATATCACCTAATCCTAATTGACCGTTACTATTCCAACCTGCAGACCACAGTGTGTAGTCACTTCTTAATAATAAAGAATGGAATGATCCAGCCGTTGCAGCAATCCAGCTACTACCTACTCCAATTTGTATCGGGCTAGATTTACTTACAGTTGTATTATCACCTAACTGACCATAGGTATTATCTCCCCAACCAAATAATTTATAATCAGTAGTAATTGCAAAAGTATTATAATATCCTGCATTAACATAAATGTAGCTACTGCTCCCAACTTGAACAAAATTAGACCTAGATACAGCATCACCTAATCCTAACACACCGTTGGTATTTGTACCTAGAACCCATAAACTTCCGTCACTTCTTATTGCGATTAAATTGGCGCCACTTGTGCTTGTTATCATTGTCCAGCTATATAGAGGAAAATAATTTCCAGTTGCGCCTGTTGTTGCTGTTCCCCAACCATATAACGCACCATTGTTTGTTATACCTAATGTATGATTGACACCTGAACTCACTTTATTCCAACTTAATGAACCTTGTACTTGAACTGGACTTGATTTTGTAACACTTGATCCATCTCCTATTTGATATCCTGTGTTAAGTCCCCAGCCCCAAAGTGTATTATCACTACGAACTGCTAAACTTGTACTACTACCTGCACTTACATCTGTCCATGATTTAGATTCAGTTAATGTACCTAATTGTCCACTTAATCCTAATCCCCACGCCCATAATGTGCTATCTGATTTTAATGCCATACTGTAGCTGTTACCTGCTGCTACTTGTGTCCAACTTGGACCTGATATTAATACAGGACTTGACTTATTTACATTAGTAGTATCACCTAATTGGTAGCCTCCATTACCTCCCCAAGCAAATAATCTATAATCACTTGTAATTCCTAACATGTGATCACCACCAGAACTTACTGTTAACCAACTGCTAGTACCTATTTGTACTGGGCTTGATTGATTTATTGTTGTTCCGTTACCTAACTGACCTGAACTATTTAACCCCCAAGTAAATAATAAGCCATCGTTTCTAATTGCAGTTACAGATGATGTATTTTCAGATACGGTTGTCCAACTAAATGGAGCAGTGCTTGAATTTAATGCTGTACCTAACCCCCAACCAAATAATCTACCTTGTGCATCAATTGCTAAAGTGTGATACCAACCAACACTTACTTGACTCCAGCTACTATTACCTATTAATGTAGGGCTACTTCTATTAATGCTATCGCCTGTGCCTAAGGACCAAAAAGCATTATTACCCCACATATACAACTTACTATCATCAGAAATACCTGCGGTTATACCTACAGAACTTAATGTAGTAGAAATTTGACTCCAGCTACCTGCAATTTGAGTAGGACTTGATCTGTTTATTGTATCACCTAAACCTAATTGTCCTGATGTACCAAATCCCCAAATCCATAATGTATCATCTTGTCTGATTGCCGCTGCATAATTTGTGCTACCAGTTGAAACTTGTTTCCAGCTATATGCCTCTGTTACAACTCCTATTTGTCCTGCGTTATTAAGTCCCCAACCATAAAAATTATAATTATTGTCAATTGCTAAAGAGTGTGCATTACCCGCACTTGCATATCGCCAACTAGTTATTGCGGCACCAGCATAAGATAATCCAATTTGAACTGCAATTGATTTTGAGACAACAGTATCGTCTCCAAGTTGGCTAGATGCGTTATTACCCCATGCAAATAATTTGCCATCAACTGTTATAGCTAATGCATGATTATTGCCAGCAGATACTAATGTCCAACTACTTGTATTATCATTAGATAATGCATCTCGTAATCTTGATGGTATTAATCTTGTATTGTTTGCAGGAGTTGCCTGTCCTAATTGTCCGCTGGTGTTTATTCCCCATGTATAAAGTGCGCCAGTTGAATCAATTGCTCCGTAGAAAGAATTTCCTGCTGAAATTTGCGTATAGTTTGATGCTGAACCAATTTGCACTGGACTTGATAGTTGTGTAACTGCGTTCTGAACTGTTGGAAGTGTTTTACCTACAGTTGTGCCGTCGCCTAAATTTCCGAGGTTATTCGTACCCCAAACATAAAGTGTACCATCTTCACGTATGGCTGCAGTTCCAAACCAATCTGCAGATAAATTTATGTATCTATAAACGTTTGCGGCTGCACTGTCTGTAACTACAGGACTTGATCTGTTAATTGATGTGCCGTCACCTAGTTGTGAGGCACTATTTAATCCCCATGCTAACATAAAGCCACTATAATTTATGGCAACTGAACGTGAATTACCTGCTGCAATTTGTAGCCAACTATTTGGACTTGCAATAGAAGTTACTGGGCTTGATCTGTTTATTGTCGTATTAATACCTAACTGACCAACATTATTAAGTCCCCAACTCCATAGTGTAAAGTCATCTCTTATTGCAAGTGTGTGACCTGCAGTAGAGGTTGCATCTGCTGCTCCAGAAGCAACTTGTATCCAACTATACGTATCAAATGGTGCAACTAAAGTTACTGGACTTGATCTGCTTATTGTTGTATTATTTCCCAATTCTCCTGCAGTATTTCTTCCTATGCCATATAGTGTTCCTGTAGTAGAAATTGCAAATACATGGTTATATCCACCTGCGATGAAAGTAAAACTTGTTCCAGATAAAATTTGAGTAGGACTTGATCTGTTTATTGTATCGCCTATACCCAACGTGCCATTTATATTGTATCCCCATGTCCAAAGTTTACCATCAGTAGTAATACCCATTCCACCACCAATTTCACTCCAAGTTTTATCAGGCATTACTTGAGTGATATTAGACCGGCTTATTACAGTATTATTACCAAATTCTCCATTTAATCCTGAACCAACTGCATATGCTGTATCATCAGTTGCAATTGCATAAAAAGTGGAATAGAAATCTGCAGGAGCACCTAATTTTTTCCAATTTATTGCTGAACCAATTTGAACCGGACTACTTCTATTGATCGTATCATTTGTACTCAATATTCCGTTATTATTTTGTCCCCATCCCCAAATCGTATTATCACTTCTAAGTGCAAATTTAGCATTAGAATGTCCTACTGTGTCAATCCAACTTCTTTGTGGTGGCACTCCGCCATAGTAGTCTAATACATTACCCCAACCCCATAGTGTGCTGTCGGACCTTATTGCTATTGACGCACTAGAACCTGCCTTAACTGAAGTCCAACTACTAGTACCTATTTGAACTGGACTACTTCTGTTCAATGTAGAATTGATACCCAATTGCCCTACATTGTTTACTCCCCACGAATATAACAATCCATCACTTTTTATACCTGCAAAAAAGTTAGTGCCTGCTGAAATTGTAGACCAAGAATCAGTACCTATTTGTATAGGGCTACTTTGACTGATTGTTTGACTGAAAGAAACTAGTGTTGGACTTGAACGTGTTAATGTTCTACCGTCACCTCCAACACCACCTGCACCTGAACCCCAATGATATAAAAATTTATTATCATTCGTTGCTACGCTGAAAAGGCCGCCTGCGGCTATGAGTGACCAACTACCTGTTGTAATTTGTATTGGAACACTTCTGTTAATTGTAACCGTTGTGCCTAATTGATAAGAACTTGCTAAACCCCAAGCATATAATTTATTATTTGTTCCTTCATCAGCACCAATGCCTAAAGTAAAACTAGTACCTGCAGAAACAGATTTCCAACTTGTTACTAATGTTGTGTCAATCTGAACTGGACTATTTCTATTTGTAGTTGTACCATCACCTAGTTGATATGCATTGTTTAAGCCCCATGCATATCCTAAACTATCATCTCTTATAGCGACAGTATGTCCTGCGCCCATTGATAGTTTTAACCATAAGCTTGATCCAACTTGAACAGGACTGTTTCTATTTGTCGTATCACCTAAACCTAATTGGCCTGAACTATTAAGTCCCCAAGTAAAAAGTTCGCCTCCGACTAATAGACCACCTGCAAAAGATGCACCTACTGCGACTTGGCTCCAACTACTAGTACCAATTGGCACAGGACTTGATTTACTTATGGTAGTAGTATCACCTAATTGACCCGCATTGTTTAAGCCCCATGCATAAAGTTTTAAGTCATTACTAATGCCAAGTGTTGAATTTACTCCTGCAGCTAAAGTTAACCAACTTATAGAAGGTGTAGTAACTTGAACAGGACTTGATCTAGTTCCTGCAATACCGTATCCTAACTGACCTGATGTTCCTAATCCCCATGCAAAAAGTGATCCATCTCCTCTTATAGCAACACTATGGCTGTCACCAGCTGCAACTCTTTTCCAACCCTTTAATCCAACCTGTACTGGATAACTTCTATTGATGGTGTCATTGATGCCTAATTGACCAGTATTATTTAATCCCCAAGTTAAGATCCTGTTGTCACTAGTTAGTGCGATAGCATGGCTTGCACCTGCACTTAATTGTGCCAAAGAAAAAGTGTAGTCAACTGTTGTATCCTGTCCTGACGTACCTAAACCCCACACAAATAACTTATTTGAAGTTTTTTGTATGTTATATTGCGTTGAGGTTAATAGAATCTCTTTTAATAACATATGTAACTTTTATTCAGGTGAAGGTTCTATTGGATCTGAATTTAGTTGATCATTGTTTTCAATAGAGTCATTATTTTCCACAGGATCTGAGTTTGGTATGGTAGGATCTATAGGATTATAAACTGATTCAGGTGTGTTTGGCCAATTAACCATGTATATATTTATTTCACCAGAAATGCACTTGTTAGGAACATCCCTAAGTTCTTGTCTATAATTTGCCCAAATATTTTTCCATTCTTGACTACGCATCTGTTGTACGTCAGCCATTTGTGTCCAATCAGATTCTCTTAATAATTGATCTCTAGTGTTTCTTACGTTAGCTAATTCAATATTAAATCTTATTTCTTCTTGCTCATCAGGTACATTACTGTAAATAATTTCTTTTAAAACTGGTATTTCAAAAACTTGATTATCTTCAATGTTGTATTCATATCCGTCTAAGTAATGAGTTTGATTATTATATGCAATTTCTACTTTGCGAATAGTATACCACCCGTTTTGATTTAACATCTCCTCATTATCTTTAAGTAAATGTAATCCACTGACATGTCTCCATGTACGTGGCAATAAATCATGATATTCTACAATTTGATTATTTTCAACTAAAACATAATTTGCCATAATATATCTCACAGACTGTTAAGCATAGATACTGCGCCACGCCAAGTAGTTCCATTATCGTTTGTTATAAAAACTAAAACGTCAGTTCCAGAAGAAGTTAAATCAGGAGCCGTTCCTCCGGGCCATTTTACACTTAATGGCCAGTTAACAGTGTAAAGTCCACCGTTCGTTAACTCTAACACGAATCCACTTGCATTTCCAGACGGTGCGCTAAAACTAAATATCCAAGTTGTAATTCCAGATGCTACAGCAGTTACATAACATCCGTTGGTAATATTAACTGTAGTAGCTCCAGAAACACCTCCTAATGCTTGAACTACAATAGAATAATTTTGAATAGATAGTCTATATTCGGTTGTGTCAAATTCTAAATTAGCCGTTCCACCAAATAAACCTGTATTATTAAATTGTAGTTCGGTTGGACTACCTCCTGGTGTGGCTGATGCTTGATCCCAACTTAAATTACCAGAACCATCTGTTTTAAGGAAATATCCTACTGATCCGCCCGGTATACGTAAGTTACCTACATTTGAAAAATATGCATTAGCACCAGTAAAATTAATATTGCCGCTTATATTAGCTGCACCATTTGCTATTACTAAATTACCGGAACCACTAGCACCAACAGTCAAATCAGTTACAGTTGCTACTGCTCCGCTTACATTGCCATAGTACATGTAAATGGATTGCGTACCGTCACGTCCTTGAATACTGTTTGCCCTTACATAACCAGTATTACCTGATAATATAACACTACTATTCGGTCCAACTGTCAATCCAGTTAGTGTACCTAAACTTGTAATATTAGGTTGAGATGCTGTTTGAATAGTGCCATAAATACCAGACGTTGCACTTAGATTACCACTAGCAATAATGTTGTTACCATTTATATTGCCTGTTGCACTTATCAATCCGCCAGTTAATAAATTAGCACCAGTGACATTGCCACCTGCTGATACAACATTTCCTAAATTTATATTATTTGCAGTTATTGTGCCAGCAGCACTAATATTATTACCAGTATTTAAGTTAGCACCAGTTATGTTTGCACTAGCACTTAATGCATTTACTACGTTTATATTACCAGCAGAAAGATTACCTGAAACATTTGCAGTACCGGTAATATTAGCACCAGTTGATGTAACAACAAACACATTAGCTGCACCACCAACGCTAGTGTTTATATTACCATCTGCTACTGGTATATTAATATTACTGGTTCCATTCGCAATATTTGAAGGTGTACCTGTAGCTACTCCAGTTAAGAAAGCACCATTGCCTAAGATGTAATTACCTGTAATATTGCCTGCAGCACTAATAATGTTTCCCACATTAACATTATTAGCATCAATGTTGCCTGTTGCACTTATTAGCCCGCCAGTTAATACATTAGCACCATTTATATTTCCCGATGCACTAACTGTTGCTGCTTCTAATCCACCCACTACAAAATTACCATAAGTGCTAACCGTAACAACTTCACTTGATATAGTTACATCCGTTGCAGCAATTATTTTACCTGCTGAATTGTCGTAACCAATGAACCCAGATTTCTCGCTACCTGAGTAATACCATAATTGCTCACCACGATCTTTACCATCATCAGATGTTAATGGAGCATTATTTGTTCCTCTGCCAATACTAATAATTGGATCTTTGATAGCAAGATTTGTTACATTAATATATTCAGTTGTGCCGCTTACTGTTAGATTGCCTGCAATTACTGCATTACCTGCAGTAGAAATATTTGTTACGCTAAGTGTTTCTGTTACCTTATCAAAAGTAAAATTAGCATCTGCACCTAAGACCCCAGCGTCATTGAATTGAACTTGTGTATTAGTACCAGCAACATTAGCGTTACCGTTACCTGTACCTGTTACTTGCCAACTTAAATTACCTGCTCCGTCTGTAGTTAATACGTAATTTGCAGTGCCACCTGGTATTTTAATATTTGCTACGTTAGAGAAATATGCATTAGCCCCAGTAAAATTAATATTACCTGCCGTACTTAATTCTCCTGTGTAAGTAATATTACCTGCAGATAAATTACCTGAAATATTTGCATAACCAGTGACATTAGCGCCTGTTCCTGTAACAACGACAATGTTTGCATTACCACTTGCTGTAATAGTTACATCACCGTTAGCTGTTGGTATGTAGACATTACTATTACCATTTGCTATTTTATCTTGTACACCAACATTTAATCCAGTTAAATAATAACCATTACCCAATATAAAATTACCGGTAACATTACCTGATGCACTAACTTGACCTGCAGTTAATAGATTAGCACCTGTTACATTACTAGTTGCAGTTAATATACCTGTGCCAATATTTCCAACGTTAGCGTTACCTGTTATATTAGCAGTTCCTAATATATTTGCGCCTGTGCCAGTTACAACAACAATATTTGCATTGCCACTTGCTGTTATGGTTACATCACCATTAGCTGTTGGTATGTAAACATTACTATTTCCATTTGCAATTTGATCTTGTATACCTGCGTCAATACCAGTTAAATAATATCCATTACCAATAAAATAATTTGCCGTAGTTATATTACCAGTACCGCTAATTTCTCCGGCAGTTAATATATTACCGCCAGTAACATTACCATTTGCAGAAACAATACCTGTGTTTACATTACCTACATTAATATTTCCACTAGCACTTATTAATCCACCGGTGTTAAGATTTGCACCAGTTACATTTCCGCTTGCAAATACGATTCCTGTATTAACATTTCCGCTTGTTAAATTACCAGTTGCGCTAATTAATCCACCTGTTAGTAAATTAGCGCCAGTAATATTTGCACTTGCACTGACACGTCCGGTATTAACATTTCCGCTTGTTAAATTACCAGTTGCACTAATTAATCCACCTGTTAATAGGTTTGCTCCTGTTATATTCCCAATTGCACTAATTGTACTATTTGCAATAATACCTGTAGTTGTAACAAGTAATCTATCTGTTATTCCACCTATATCGACATGTAAATTGCCATCAGTATCTAGGTGTACATTACTATTACCATTTACAATATAACTTCCTGCTGCAACCACAATGTTACTAATATAGCCGCCATCACCTACAAAAAATCCACTTGTTTTAATATTACCAGTAGCACTTACAATATTTGAGGTGTTCAAGTTATTTGCATCAATGTTCCCGCTTACACTTAAACTTGTTAGTGTACCAACTGCAGTGATATTGCTTTGGCCTGCAATAGTTATATTACCTGCGTATGCAGCATAGTTTGCATTTGCTACTGTACCAGTGACGTTTGCACCGGCTACTGCATTTGCTGTTGTTGCGTATGCCACTGCTCCTAATACATTGGCACCGGCTACTGCATTTGCAGTGTTTGCTACATTTGTATAACTTGAATAATTAGCATTAGCTACTTCTCCTGATACATTAGCACCGGCTACTGCATTTGCTGTTGTTGCGTATGTTGCAAGACCAACTGCACCTGATACATTACTACCTTGTACATTGCTTAAGTTATTGCCGCTACCTATGAAATAATTTGCTGTTGCCGCGTTGCCTAAATTAGCATTGCCGGATTCTAAATTGCCCGATGCAGTTAGATATCCATTTACATTGACACCGGTACCAGTAACTACTAATTTGTCAGTATTGCCTGCGATGTCAACATGTAAATTACCATTACTATCCAAATGAACATTACTTGTTCCATTAACAATATATGAGCCTGCGGCGACAGTAATATTGCTAATATATCCACCGTCACCCACAAAGAACCCACTTGTTTTAACATTACCGGTAGCACTTACTATATTGCTAGCATTGATATTGTTAGCGTTTAGGTTTCCAGTAAAATTACCTGTGTTAGCAATTAATCCACTTAGTCTAAGATTACCAAATGTGTTAAATGTTACGACATCATTAGTTACGGTTACATTACTACCTAAAGCAAATTCAGCATTACTTTCATCCCAACCCATAAACGCATCTATAGCTGCGCCCGCATAATAATGCAATAATGTACCTCTATCTTTACCGTCATCAGTGGTTAACGGATCTCCGTTAGGTCCACCTCCTAATTCAATTATTGGATCTTCTACCCTTAATGTTTCAACATTAATATAAACTGTATTGCCCCCGACAACTAGATTACCAGTAATAACAGCATTACCTGAAACATTAACATTATTACCTACGTTTGCATTACCGCTAACACTTAAATTTGTTAGTGTGCCTAAAGCGGTAATATTAGATTGATTTGCATCAACTACAGTATTCGATGTATTTGCATGTGTGGCATTAGCAACAGTACCTGTTACGTTTGCTCCTGCAATACTTGATAAACTCGAACCGTTTCCAATAAAATAATTTGCAGTAGCCGCATTGCCTAAATTTGCATTAGCGGCAGATAAATTTCCACTTGCGCTTATAATCCCTGTGTTAACATTACCTATATTAGCATTGCCGCTTACACTTAAACTTGATAATGTCCCAACTGAAGTAATATTTGGTTGACTTGCATCAACTACTGTGTTTGCAGTGCTAGCATGTGTAGCATTGGCCACAGCACCAGTAACATTGCTACCTTGTATGTTGCTTAAATTATTGCCACTACCAATAAAGAAATTAGCAGTTGCAGCATTGCCTAAGTTGGCATTTGCTGCACTAAGATTTGCCGAAAGATTAACATACCCTGTGACATTTACGCCTGTATCTGTAAATACAACAACATTAGCATTACCTGCAATACCGACTGTAATATTACTATTTGCCCCTACAACTACATTACTATTACCATTTATTATGCTTGTACTGTTTGTACTAACACCGGTTAAGTAAAAACCATTTCCTAAAATATAGTTACCAGTAACATTACCATTTGCACTAAGTAATCCATCTGTTAATAGATTTGCACCTGCAATATTTCCTGAACTGCTTAAACTAGTAAGTGTACCGACTGCAGTGATATTGCTTTGTGTACCATCTGTTACTACGTTAGCCGTACAAGCATGAGTTGCGTTTGCCACAGTACCGGTAACATTAGCTCCAGCAATAGCAGATAGTCCTGCACCATTACCTGAATAATTTGTAACTGTTAACGTATTTGTCGTTTTATCAAAAGTAAAATTAGCACTTGCACCTAATGCGCCGCCATCATTGAACTGAACTTCTGTATTTGCACCAGCTACGTTAGCGTTACCATTACCTGAACCAGTTACTTGCCAACTTAAGTTGCCTGCACCATCTGTTGTAAGTACATAATTTGCAGTACCACCAGGTATGCGTAAGTTTGCTACATTAGAGAAATATGCATTTGCTCCGGTAAAGTTTATATTACCAGATGTTGATAATGTGCCGTTATATGTTATATTACTAGCACTGATATTACCCGTGGTACTTATGTTTCCTACAGTTAGTAATCCAGTAGCACTTAAATCACCACCGGTTAATATATTCGCACCAGTAACATTTCCGGTAGTAGAAATATAACCATTTGATTTTAAATTTGTTGTCCAAAGAGCAGCATTAGCAAATTCCCAACGTAAGTCAATACCACCTACTAATTGACCTCCTGTAAATGCTATCGCTATTTGTTCTGAACCCAATGATGAAACGTAAACGTTTGAACCTAATACTGCTCCACTTGCGCTTACATTTCCAATTGTTAGAATATTTGCACCAGTAATATTTCCACCAGCACTAATGATATTACCTGTACTTAGATTATTACCTGTGATATTACCTGTTGCAGAAACTTGACCGCCAGTAAGAAGGTTGGCAGCAGAAACATTTCCTGTTGTTGTTATTATATCTGTTAATGCATCTAATGTGATATTACCGGTCGTAAGACCGTTTTTCACCACAAAGTTTTTTGTTGTCATAGTTCCATATTCCCCATGAACAGCTAGTTTTTATTTTAGTCTAGTACATACATGCTCAATAAATTAACTGTTGTGTTTGCTCCCGACGCCGTAGCGTATAATTTTGCGTTCCCTGTTACTACATTACTACTAATTGTTATAACTTCTGCATTACTATATACACTGGCAAATATAGTAATGTAACTGTCACTATTGTCATGCACTAATAATACTTCAACACTTTGAAAGCCAATGTCTCCCTGTGCTTGTACAATGTATTTAGCGGTTCGGTAAGTTGAAACCGCAAACTCATCAACAACTGTATTTGTGGTTACTACAACATTACTTCTTAGACTTCTAAAATCTTTGCTTCCTAAACTATTAGCTGTTATAACGTTTGCTGTAACATTGCCAACTAATGAAATATTACCACCTACATTTATATTACCTGTTAAACTTATAAATCCTGTGTTAATATTACCGCTATCAACATTACCCGAAGTACTAATTACTCCACTTGTTAATATGTTGGCGCCAGTTATGTTACCACTTGCACTTATTATCCCAGTGTTCAAATTAGCACTTGTGATATTTCCACTAGCACTTACTATTCCTGTGTTAACATTATTACTAGTTAAATTTCCACTAGCACTTATTAATCCACTTGTTAGTATGTTCGCGCCAGTAACATTGCCACTTGCACTAACAATACCTGTGTTAACATTTGCTACTGTTATGTTACCACTTGCGCTTATTATACCAGTGTTAAGATTCGCACTTGTTATGTTACCAGTAGCACTTACTACACCTGTATCTATGTTAGCAATAACAGCATTACCAGTTGCACTTATAACGCCAGTGTTTATATTACTACTTGTAATATTGCCAGTTGCACTTATTATACCGGTGCCTATATTACCAATGTTAGCGTTACCACTTACACTTAAACTTGTTAGTGTACCTACACTTGTAATATTAGATTGACTTGCATTAACTACATCACCTGCATATGCAGCATAATTTGCATTAGCAACAGTGCCTGTAATACTTGTTGCTTGAATATTGCTTAAGTTGTTACCACTTCCAATAAAGAAGTTGGCTGTAACTGCGTTGCCTAAATTTGCATTAGCTGCTGTGAGATTACCAGTTAGACTTAATGTTGTGCCAGTTGCATCTCCGATTACAGGAGTGATAAGTGTTGGTGTGTTTGCAAGTACAACAACATCACCTGTACCAGTTAGGTTAGCTAGACTAATTTGTTGACCTGTGATTACTATTGGACTTACGCCAGTATAAACTACAGCAGCACTAAACAAAGTATACGTTAAATTAGTTGTACCAATTATTATAACACCTTCAGTGGTCAATACAAAGCTATCACCTGCTCCAGTTGCACCTTGCTCAACATAAAAATAATCGCCCTCACCTAAACCATTTGTATCCTGTGGATGGTATTGATCTGCATCACTAGCTCTGGTTAATACCCAATTAGTAGAAATATTTCCTACATTGCTTACAACGTAAACACCATTTTCAAAAGCATTTGTTTGACTTGCAACTAAAACACGATCATTTACAGACATATTGATCGTATCAATTTGTAATGCAGCCTGTGTACCTGCATTTGTTAATGTTGCCCCTATACCTGGATTGGCAGTAACTGATATAGTTAAACTTGTTCCATTTGTAAATGTATTAGCTTGGGCACCATGAAAAGTCGTACTTAATGTGAATTGATTTAGCGCAGGAGTAGCAGCAACAAAATATGCGGTGCCCGCAGTTAATCCATTTGTAGTTGTAGCAGGAACTATTGTGTCGTCTATCAGTAAGTTATGATTTACTGATGTAGTAAAAATACTATTGGATGTGATATCTGTTACGGTAAGTGCTGTTCCGCCATTGTTATATGTTGCATTTAAATTTCCTGTTGTTTTTACAAGAACTGGTGCATGAATGTGAAGCCCTGCAGTTGTTTGTTGATCAACATATTCTTTAGTAGCTAATTGATGTGGTTGCGTAACGTTACCGTTAGCATATACTGCATTTGCAAATGTAGCAACATTACCTATTATGCTAGTATTGACTGTAAGGTTAGTCAATATAGCATTGTTACCCGTAAATACATTTGCTGCTACATTACCATTAATATCACGTAATGCTAATGTGTTACCAACAGCAGCAGTATTTGCGTTCAAATAACCGCTTGTTACATCTACCCATTGATAGGTTAAGCCATCATATGTGTAGGTATACGTTCTATCATTGTCTGTATCATACCAACCATCACCTGCTTGTGGATTACTGGGCGCACCAGACTGAACCGAATATGTTGGTACAGTTTTACCACCTCTTGTAATGTTTGTTGTTACAGATAGATTACCACTTATTGTTGCTACGTTTGTTGAGTTATTAAATGTCAATGCATTGCTAGCACCTGTATTACCTGAACTATTAAAAATAATTTCATAATTATTACCTGGTGCTGGGATATTACTTAATATTGTTCCGGTAAAGTTACCTATAAATGTACTTGCTGTTACGTTACCAACAAAGCTACCATTAGCAGTGCTATTCAAGTTACCAATATTAGCATTGCCTGTTACGCTAATACTTGTTAGTGTACCAACACTTGTTATGTTTGGTTGAGCATTGGTAGTGACTGTGCCTGCAATGACTGCACTATTAGATGTGTTGGCTAATTCACTATTCGCTGCAAAATTTGCATTAGCAACAATACCTGTTACATTTGGTCCATATATATTTGATAATGTATTACCGCTACCTACAAAATAATTACCAACTACAGTGTTTCCTAAATCAGCATTACCACTAGTTATATTTCCTGTAACACTTAATAGTGTTAATGTACCTACACTTGTTATATTAGGTTGTGCTGCGTTTGTGACTGTATTTGATGTGTTCGCCATTAATGCATCATATGCGTATCCTGCATTACCTGCATTGGCTGCATACACTGCGTTAGCAACAACTCCTGAAATATTACCTGCAGGTAAATATGTTAGTTGTGAGCCATTACCAATAAAATAATTTGCGATAACTGCATTACCTAAATTAGAATTAGCTGCATCAATGTTACCACTTACACTTAAACTTGTTAATGTGCCTACACTTGTAATATTTGGTTGGCTTGCTGTTAATATATTGTCAGCATATAATGCATAATTTGCGTTTGCTACAGTGCCTGAAACATTAGCACCTGCAATATCCGATAAATTATATCCATTACCTACATAATAGTTGGCAGTAACAATATCACCTAAGTTGGCATTTGTTGCGTCTACGTTGCCACTAACAGTAAGTGTTGTTAGTGTGCCTACACTTGTTATATTTGGTTGACTTGCAGTTGTAACAGTGGCTGCTGTATTTGCGGTGTCTGTGCTAACAGCATACGATGCGTTGGCTACAGTACCCGTAACATTACCGCCGTCAATATTACTTAGGTTACTGCCATCACCAATAAAGAAATTACCGTATACTAAATCACCTAAGTTAGCATTACCTGAATTTATGTTGCCGGTGACACTTAAATCTATTAATGTACCAACACTTGTTATATTTGGTTGTGCATTCTCAGTTATATTACCTGCATAGTATGCAAAGTTCGCATCTGTTGAAAACGCTGCATTAGCAACTTCCCCATCAATATTTGCTGCAGTAATATTGGACAGTGCTGCACCATTACCAATAAACACATTTGCTCTTAGGTTACCCAATTCATGTATTGTAATTGAGTTATTAACCATTGATACATTACTTGCGACTGCGAATTCTGCATTTGCACTAACCCAACCCATAAATGCATCTACAGGTAATGTAGTGTAGTAATGCATTAATGAACCACGATCAAATGTATCGTTTGCTGTTAATGGGTCACCATTTGGATTACCACCCATTTCAATAATTGGATCTTTAACTGTTAGGCTTGTAACGTCTGCATAGATTGTGTTTCCGTATACAATCAAATTACCTAACATTGTAGTGTCACCCTTAACTAAGAGTGAACTATTACTAATCATTCCATTTGCTTCAACAAAGTCTACATTTGCATTACCAATAACAACAAGATTACCTAAACTACCAACTGCTGTGATGTTAGGTTGACTTGAACCTATAACATTAATAGCAGCATTTGCTTCATTAGAATTAATTGTATTGAGTGAATATTCGGCATAATTGGCATTTGCTACAGTTCCAATAACTGCATTACCCTCAATATATGATATATAAGCACCGTTACCGATAAAGAAATTTGCAGCGGTAACATTACCTGAATTTATTTCACCTATGTTTGCGTTTCCAACTACACTTAAATCAGTAAGAGAACCGACACTTGTGATATTAGGTTGATTGGCTTCACTTACATAAAATGATAACGTAGAAACAGTAGCTAAATCAGAGTAAGTTGCAAAGTTAGCGTTTGGTACAGTACCAACAACATTAGGTCCTGGTATGTTAGACAATAATGCAGCGTCACCGCTATACACAGGAGCATATAAAATGTTTAATGTAGGATTGTAATATAAATTAGCATCACCACCTAATACACCAAAGTTATTAAATTGTAATGCTCCGTATGGTCCTTGAGGTGTTCCGCCTCCACCTGATATTGTTTCAAAATTTAAATTACCTAAGCCGTCAGTAACAATAGCTTGACCATTGCTACCGCCTAATATTGTTATACTACCAATACTTCCTAATGCTGCACTTGTAGTTACGTTTAATACATTAGCCACAACGTTGCCGTTGGCGTCTATAACATCAATTGGATTGTATCCTACTGAAAAACCTTCTTCTGAATTAAACTTAACTATTGCCATTTTATATCATTCTATATTGTGTTGTCCAAACAGTTGAGTTACTAGTGGCAGGTGTAACAGCTAATGAAAGTAATCCCAAATTATAAATTACTCTTAACTGACCTACTTGTCCTCCCATATTAACTGAACTGTATACTGCATAGTTTGCTGAAGTTCCATTATGAATTCCCGATAACGAAACTACTGTATATTTGCCACCAGCTGCTTCTTCACCCTTTACTAAAAATTCTGCACCACGTACTACATTAGCATCTAAACTGGCAATGATTTGATTAGCAGAGGTTGATGTGGTTGTTATTGTTGCCCAGCTTAATGCTGTGTTTCCTATGTTTATTCTTGTGTTTGCAGTTAAGTTATTAGCAATTGCGTTTGATGTTATTACTACGTTACCAGTTACATTACCACCAACTGATGTGACAGTAATGACATTTGCAACACCATTTGCACTTATTGTGACATTTGCATTAGCATTTACAACAACATTACTATTACCATTTACTAAACTATTTGTTGCAACAGAGGTGAAAAATAACTCACCATTACCGTATGTTGCAATAACTTGATTAGCACTGCCATCACTTGTTGGATAAAGAAGATTAGCTGCTTTAAGTGAGCCAACGTTGGCACGATTTGCAGTATCAATGTTACCAGTAACACTTAAAGTTGTTAGTGTTCCAACAGTAGTAATATTAGTTTGACTAGCCTGAAGCACTGTGCCTTCTAGGTTACCTATAAATGCATTACCTCGTATATTTGCAAATCCGTTTGAAGTTACAATTTCACTTGCAAAACTTGTTACATTTGATACTGCTTGAAATTCTAAATTTGCTGTTTTCCAAATGAATGCTTGATTATAAGGTCCTGATCCATTGCTATAATAGTTATGTAATATTAATCCTCTGTCTTTACCATCATATGCTCCAATATTAGCACCGTTAGCATTTCCACCTAATGAAATTAACGGATCTTTAATTGCTAAATTAGTTACATTAATATAATTAGTATTTCCATTGACAGTTAAGTTACCTGATATTGTTACATTACTTTGATTAAATGTATCACCAATAACACTTAAAACAGATACAACTGTATTACCTTGTAAGTTTGCATTTGATAAAATTACATTACCGTTAAGTTGAGTAATGCTTGCATTTCCAACATATATGGCGTTGCCTATATACAAGTTGCCCCATGTTTGACCAGATGTTCCTAAGTTTGCTTGATTATTTGAACCTGGTGTTAGGTTGCCTTCAACAAATCCTATCACTGATAAATTTGCTGTTGTGGTTAATATACTTGCTGAAAGATTACTTGCGTTTACATTGCCAGCAACACTTAGTGTGTTGCCAGAAAAATTATTACCAGTTACGTTTCCATTTGCACTTACTATACCAGCAGTAATTATATTTGAACCAGTAACGTTACTAGAAACACTTAATAATCCTGTGACATTTAAACCAGTATTAGAAACTACTATGACATTACCCGTACCTGCACTACTTATAGTTACATTAGCATTATTATAAACGTAAACATTACTAGTACCATTTGCTATAAAGTGGTTGTTTGCATCTGCAAACCCTAATACACCATTACCATCTGTTACGAGAACTTGGTTAGATGAACCGTCAACTGTTGGGTAAGAAAGGTTACTTGCTATTAGTGTAGTGATATTTGCTGTACTGTTTACTTTTATATTAGAAACATTTAAGTTAGCACCTACATCTAAATTTGTAGTTACATTTGCGTTTGCTGTTATAATATTTCCTATAACAGATAATGACGTTAAATCTCCCAAACTAGTTATATTTGGTTGACTTGAAGTTGTAAGTGTACCGTTGAAGTAGTTTGCTGTAATTAAATTGGCGTTGTCAATATTTTGAACTGAGAAATTACCATTAAGTGTTAAAACATTACTGACTTCATTAAATTGAAATGCATCACTTGAACCTGCGTTTCCACTATCATTATATAAAACAGAAGTGTTTGTTCCAGGTACTACAATATTACCTGATATGTTACCGATAACATTTCCTAAAAAGAAAGGTGCTGTTATATTACCACCTGATGATATTGTACTAACTGTTACTAACGTATTTGTTTGTGTTGATCCATTTAATAAAAGAGTGCTATTGGCAGGATAAAATAATAAATCAGGACTTGCACCAAAATCACCAAAATTATTAAACTGTATTTCATAAGGATTACCTGCTGGTAATTGAAAGTCAACTGGATCACCGTTCGCATATCTATAGTTGTCTGTTAATACAACATTAGCAAAAACGTTGCCAGTTAGATTAGCATTACCTGTAGTGATGTCACCATTGGAAAGAATTATTACAAAAGGATTTTCTCCTACCGAAAAGCCACCTACGGAATTTAGTGCTTTTATAGCCATTTAATTTTAACTCTCTTTATAGGAAGTTACCATTATTTTATAGCTGGTAGAAAATGAAGTTAGAGGATCAACAGTTAATTCAATATTACCACTATTATACTGTACTTTAAAATCACCTACACCACCGTTCATGTTAATAGTTCCGTATTCGTAATAACCTACGTTGCCACCTAATACACTTGCAACTAATTTACTAGTTTGTCTTGTGTTTGAAGTCACATCAGTACCAATAACAGTGTAATCAATGGAACAAATTGTATTTGCTAACACTCTATGTAAAACTTGATCTGTTGACATACTAGCTGTAACTGCAAACACTACGCTTTGTGTAATTAATTCGTAATTACCGGATCCCACACTAAACGTGTTTGCACTTAATGCTCCTGTAACGTTAACTTTGTTAAGAACTTTATCAAAAGTAAAATTAGCTGATGCATTTGCAAGACCTGAATCATTAAAAATTACCGATGTATTAACACCGGGTACAGTAATGTTAGCAACAATGTTACCTATTAAGTTGCCATAAAAAGTGTTTGCAGTAATGTTTCCGCTTGCACTTATGTCCTGTGAACTTAAGTTCACAATATTACCAATATTACCTAATATATTTCCATTTTGATCAACAACTTGTACAGGAGGTATGCCAACTGAATAACCACCAACTGAATTAAAAGGATCTAAAGCCATAATTGTCCCAATATAAATTTATCTAGTATTTATCAATTTTGGAGAGATCGTTCCTATGTGAAAAGCCAGTAAGGCCAACAAAAAAGCGCACATAAGTGCGCCTTTCTGTTCTTCCCATCCCGAGTGGAAATTATTGGAATGTGAGGTTGCTTACAGCGATTTCACCAACATAGTCAGCCGCGTTACCGAAGCTGCTTGCAGTATTAGTTAACTCGATATAACCATAACGAGTCATAAAGCTAACTACTGGCTCAAATGTTGATGGATCTAGAACAACACCACTGCTCATTAACGGAATGTATGGGCAATAGAATGCTGCTGCGTCTGTTTCGCTTGATCCTTTGTAACCAACTAGAACTGGAGTTGTGTCAGGAGCATAGCTATCAACGAAAACACGCATTGCACCATTCAATGTACCAACAAACTTAGTGTTTGTAGGTGCTTCGAATGTACCTTCTGTTGTACGTGCAAATGCTGAAGTTGTAGCTGACTGTAGAACAGTCAATGCTGCTGAAGAAACAACTGCCCAGTTACCTGCACCACGACGAGTACGTTGTGCGATTAGGTTAGCAACACGATTGATTAGAACAGCTAGAGCAGCGTGTTCGTCACCAACGTAAGTAGCAGTACCTGATACTGTAGCTTGGTTGTATGTGAACTCTGTTGATGCAAGAGTACGTAGGCTTAACAAGATTTCCTGATCAATTTCAGCGGTGATTTCTTGTGCTAGAGCAGCCATAATTTCTGCTTCAACATCAATACCATGCTGACTTTGTGCATCTTGTGCAGCTTCAAATGTCCAACGAGCTTGTAGCTTACGTGACTTAGCTTCAACTGCCTGACGTAGAATTTGAACGCTGATCTGACGACCGCCGTTACCTTCCATCGCAGCAGTATCGTTAGCAGTATAGCTAGTTACTGTTGGGTTAGCAGCGCCACCTGGTGTACGTGAGTACGCCTGAGCGATCTTGAATGGGCTTAATGCTTCTTCACCTGCTGTTACACTTGTTTGTGCTGCGCTGTTATCAGTCAATGACTGAGCATAACGTACACGTAGTGTATGAATCTGACCAACTGGACCAGTCATTGGCTGAACACCGACTAATTCGTTAGCGATAACAGTAGGCATAACACGACGGATAACCGGTAGAATTACACGGTTAAGAGTAGCGATATTACCTGCTGTTGTTGTACCAGCTGAACTTTCAGATAGTAACTGTTTGCGAGTATTTTCTAATAAAACACCCATAGTTGAACGACGATTTCCTTTTAAGCCTTCCATCAGAGCTTCTTTGGCTTCGTCCCAACGGCTTTCTAAGAGTACTTGTGACATAATTATATTTCTCCTAATCTAATGTCTTTTTATTTTAAAGCCCTGCCAAACGCTTAATATCGATTACATTGTCACGATGTGACTCATCATCAACTTTTGGTTTGATTGCAGCTTTATCTCCAGTTACTTCTTTTACTGATTCATTAATCATAGCCTTTTTAGTAACAGGCTTTTCTGATCCAGTATTGAGTACTGCTGGAAGATACTTGTCAAAAGCGTTCTGCAGACGTGGTGTCTGTACGCTTTCCAATAAGTTCTTCATTAAACCTGCTTTCTCCTCATTTAGAGTTGATAGCAATTCACCCATGATCTTATTGCGCTCATTGGATTCTTTAATAACACGAACTTCTTGTTCCTTACTTTCAATTAAGACTTTCGCCTTATTGATTCTTTCGGCGGATTCTGCCAATTGACGATCTTTTTCTTCTAGCATTGATAGTAAACTACGTGTGTCAGCCTTCTCATTGAGATGTGTTGAACTGTACTCACTAGCATATGCTTCAAAAATCTTACGACCAAAATTGTTTTCACGTGCAATTTTGATATCTTCTTTCAATTGACCTAACTCACCCTTGAGGTGATTAGTAACAGCGGAATTTAAACGCTTAGAACTTTCTGTAACAAATTTGTTCTTCAGTAATTCTAATTGTTTGCGTCCTTCAGCAACTAACTTAACCTTTGCTTCAACTACAGCTTGTTTGTCTTGCGCAAATTCTTTTATTTCACGTGCTAAGGCGTGAACAACAAATTGCTCAAGTTTTTCTTGACCTTCTAACTGTAGTTTACGATCATTACGTAATTCTTTGATTTCTTCTGCTAACTTAGTAACCATAAAGTCATTAAATTTTGCAGCATTTTCACGTAACTTGATCTGTGCTTTTACGCGGTCTTCGTTCATTGCTTGTCTTTCGGAATAGAATTCTTGAATCTCTTCCTCTAGATTTGCAGTTACCATTTTATCAAGGGCTTCCACCATTACATTCTTATCATGCTCATATCTTTGTGCGAATTCTTCGTGTAATTCTGCACGTACTTGCTCACGAGCCTCATTCAACTTAGATTCCCATGCCTCATTAATTGCTTGGCTGGTTTCTTCATTGATAATTCCGCTCTCAAGTAATGGTTTAATAGCATCAAACATGCTTGATTCCCCTTATAGCTTGAGGTCCTTGATAAGACGAACCACTTCGTCTTTCAGGTATCTCTGTACTTTTTTGTCGTTTTGTGCATCTTTTGCAATACCAAGTAACTTATGACCATGCTTCATATTCATCATGCCTTCATAAATTGCTTTTGGGTATGCATTAGGAGCACTAGGCTGTGCGACAATATCCACAGTGACTATTTCAAAGTCACTAACCTTACCAGTAGCATCATCAACGTTTCCGCTTCCTCTACTACTAACACCTAGTTTTACACCACTCTCTAACATCGTTGAAACAAGTTGTCCCATTGGAGTAGGTAATATTTTTAACTTGCCAAAACCATTAGGACCATCCATCCACATGTTTGTTATCATGTGACTTACACGGTCTAGATTGATTTTTAAATCGTCTGGATGGTCAACTTCACCTAAAACACTGTTACCATTCATAATTTGCTCATTGAGTTGTTCAACTGCTGACTCAATTTGATCGACTGGGTAAACACGCTCATTGGCGTTTTTTACTCCACCTTGAATAAAGACACCTTTCATATAAAGGTTCTTTTTGTCCCCATCTGAGATACTTTCGACCACGATGTTAGCGCGGTCGAAGGTCAGATTTTCTCTAAGATACAAAGCCATTTGCTTTAGAGTTCCTTATTTCTTAATAATCTTTTTTACAGACTTCTTGCTCTCACCTAGTGGACTCTTAGTATTTGATCCATTATCTCCATGTTTTGGGCTAGGAGCTTTTTCTAAGTTCATGCCTTTCTGTGATGGACGATTCTTCCACTGTGATGCATGTTCTACATCTTTAGTGTCAGGACTTGCTAATCCACCTTTTGTTCCACCTGTTGAGCTTTCGCCACTGAAGTTAACTGGCTTAGCACCTGTTTGTGTAACTTTTGGCTTTGTTAGTGTTGGGCTCTTTGACTGTGCACCATTATCACCACCAATTTTGCTGTCATACAAACCTGGTACTTTTGTTAATTGTACAGATTCTTCTAGGCTTTCTTCTACTGATTCTTCATCATCTTCTTCTGATTCGGTAACGTCTTCTTCGTCATCATCACTATGACGAGCTTCCATCATATCTTCATCGTCCATGTCGCCCATGTCGTCACCCATATCGCCCATGTCGTCACCCATGTCGTCATCGTGACCCATAATTTCTTCAAACTCAGCCATCAACTGATCAAGTTTATCTTCGAGGTCAACGACACGATCTTCTAAATCTTCTGATTCATCTTCATCGCCAAAACCTTCTTCGTCATCTATTTCGATGTCGGCAAATTCATCCTCTTCTTCGCTCATACCTTCTTCATCAGACATTACATCTGATTCAATTTCATCTAGTAGACCGCCGGACATATCTTCTGCCATTGCTTCTTCGTCCATTATTGACTCATATATTTCTCTTGATTTTTCAACCACTATATCGTGAAATAATGCACGTGCTTGTTCTTCATTCTCATTGATAATTAACTCAATAAGTTGTTCAAATTTTCTGTTATCCATTGTAAATTTCTCCTTTAGAAATGGCTTTGTAATAGTTATTTATTGGGTATATAAAAAAACAGCACAAAATGTGCTATTTTTTTACGTTTTTTTGTAGAATATAGAATTTTAGGCTGGGGGAGGTGCTGCTGGTTTATACTGCTTTCTAACTTTTTCTAAATTTTTTGCCTTTTCAAAATTTCTAACATCAAGCATTTTACGTAATTTTCTAATTTGACGTAATGTTAGTTTTGTTTTACGGCTTTCTTTCCATTTAGGTTTACTGTTATCAGATTCAGTGTCTTGATAACCGGGTACCGCTGGATTGAACATTTCAAAAAGTTTCATAATATAATATTTATCTTACATCGCTGGGGCCGGAGCCGCTGCAGCTGGGACTCCGCCACCGGGCATTGCTTGAGGACCTGCGACACCAGGTGCTACCTCAGGTGGAGGCATACCTTCTTCTCCCTCCATACCTTCTGCTGTTTCTAAATCAGTATCAATGTCACCTGCACTTATTCCAATACTACGTAGATCACTGCCTTTTGCATCGTCTGTGACTTCGGATTCACGTTCCTCTTCCCACATGCGTTCATTTTCTGTAATCTCTTCCTCAGTTAATCCTAAGAATCTTTGTAATGCAAAACGTTTACTTATATAGGGAAAGGCTTCCATCGTTGAGAAAGTAGCAACACGATCTTTGTCTAACTCACTTTGACGATATGCTGCAAAGTTTTGTGGAGCATTAAACTTAATGTTGAATAATCCACTATCAATATTAAATCCTCTCCAACGCAAAAATAACTTAAACTCATCGTCTAGTTTTTGAGCGATATAGTTCTGTAATCTCTCACAATATTGATTGAAGCGGAACTCTTGTATCATTGCTGTTCCAACACGACCGTCATTTAATGGTACTTGACCATCATCAGGTCCAGTTGGTAAATAGCTACTAGGCACACGCAATCCACGTGCTAATCTATTATTAAAATACTTTAAATCGTCAATTTCACCTAAGTTTTGTCCGCCCTGTAGCATCTCTACGGTGCTACCTCTACCGTCAGCAGTAGTTGGAAAGAAATAATCTTCATTAATACTTAATGGATTATACGTAGCATCTAACACGCTAGAACCACCCTGAGAAGTAGGTATTCTGCGCTGATGGATCTCATTTTTTACACGGTCAACGAATGCCATAGCCATATGACTTGGCATGTTTCCAACGTCAATTTTAAACACTCTACGTTCGGGCGCACGACTAACACGATAGATTAATATAGCATCTTCTAACAATTCTTTTTGTTTGTAAACTTTGAAAATACTCTCTAAAATACTCTGCCCAAACGGCCAATATCTATCTAATCCCTCTGTCAAACTTAGATGAACCACATGTTTAGCATCTATTGCTGCTTCATTTTGTCCTAAACTAAATCTGCTTCCTGTAGTACCGTAAGGTTCGTTTGGTACTGTATAGCTGTATGGTGCACTATATCCTGCTGTTGGTGGTTGGGCCTGAAAGTCTGTGGTAGTTTTTGCTGCTATTGTTAAGTTTTGCAAGTTAACGTTTATATCCTTAACTACATATTGTTCAGGTAACTTACCTTCACTTTCATTCACAATAACTTTACCTACTTTTGTTGCATCTACCCAGTAAAGTTTAAAGTTTTCTGGATCACGTATAAAGAATTGATCTCCGTACTTGATTGTATTTCTAAAAATTTTAAATATTCTATTGTCAAAATCATTGAGTTTACACCATTGCTGTAACTGCTTTTTTAATAATTCTACTTCGTGAGGAGTTGGATCTTCTTTAAATTCTAGACTAAAAGGTGTATTATTATGTTCATTCCTCTGTGTGCTAAACTCTGCAATGATGTCCAAACAAGCATTAATTTCAGCGTCTACATCCATCATTTCATATTGGTTATAACGCTCTACACGATTTGGGTGACCAGTATAGACTTCAGGAAGTCTACTCATGTAATTTTTGTAACCAAACTCTGCGTTATTCCAGCCGCCAGTTTGCTCATTGTTATAGCCAGGTCCGTTCCAAGCGCCACTATTACTGTTGTTACCTGAAATAGGACTGAGTTGACCTGTAGTGTTTACAGTAGAAAAACGTTTTTTATATGCCATGATTAGTATTTAGTATTAATTGCTCATGTACAGTTTAATATCACTGTAAATGCTATTACTTTCTGATATTTTGCGGGTAAGAGTATCTATTTTATCAAGTAAAACAGTAGCAAGTTCGTCTGATTTTGGTTTTACAGGAGCTGAAGGAGTACGAATATTTGGTTTTGTGATAGTGCTTCTAATGTTTGAAAAATCATTCATGTTTCCAGACTGCTTTAATTCTATAGGAATAGCACCATTAAAGGGTATTTTTGCCTCTGTTCCGTGCATATCAATCCAGTCTCCGCCCTGAAAAATGCCACCCATTCTTGCTTTTGGCATTACATGTACAGGGTCGTCTGCTATAGGATAATGTCTGCGTAAGTTATACTCATCAAGTAATCCATTTTTTTCTAACCAATCTAATTGATCCTGATTTATATCAACTGCTGTACCTCTCCCATGACCACCAGGCGATTTTGCTGGCATATACAACCAACCATACTTACTAGTTTTAACTTTAGGGTTTGGATTTGTTTCGTGTGGGTAACGTCCACCTGCGGCACGCCACTCATTGTACATATCTAATTGTTCTTCATCTGAACGATATGAGCTGGTAACATGTAATTTTTGTCCAGTTAACTCAAAGTATTTTTGAGCCATTGATAATACTTTTTGTTGAAAATCAGGTTTAACTTGGGTCCAACGTTCGTAATCAGAACCCTTACCATCAATGTAAGTTTTGTATGCTGTTGTTTTCCTTGTTTCTGCACGGTCACTTTCTGCTTTTTGACCTTCAGCAACTTTCTTACGTTTGATTAAATCTTCACGTTTTGTTTGTAATTCGTCAGATGTTTGTCCAAATTTTTCTTTTTCTTCTTTTTTACTAGTCTGTATAGTTTCTTGATATTTTCTTATATCTGATTCTGTCGTTGTTAATTCTTCGGTTAATCTAGCTTTATCTGCAGGTGACTGTGAAATTTTAGACTGAAGTTGTTTTTGTTTTTGTATAGCAGCCTGTAACTTTCTGTCATTTTCTTTTTGAAAATTAGCAAATGATTCTTGTTTTTTAATTTGAAGGTCTGTTTCATTAATAGATTTGTTTAAATTTTGAATGTAACTTTTAATCTGTGATGTGTCACCTAACGCCACTAATGCTTCATCAATTTTGCTACTATCTAAGCCCAACATCCAAGCACCTAATCTGATAGTACCAATAGCGGTTTGTTTAACAAAATCTGCTAATTTTCTTAAGGTTCCATTTACCGGTTCTTGTATTAGTGCAACAAGTTTGTCTTTTGCTATACCTGAGCTTTGAGCCAACTCAAAACTTGCAATTTGCACATCTTTTAATGCATCGTTGACCTTTTCTCCATTTTTTTGTCCTTTCTTATAAGCTTCTATTTCTGCATTAATGTCTTGTAAACTTCTAATACTTTCTAATTTGTCGGCACCTTCTAACACTTGAATACTAGTGAGAGTTTTAGTTTGAAAATCTGTACTTTGTATTAATGATCTTCTATTTTGTTTTTCAAATTCTTTAGCAGATTTTCCAATTAATTGATTAAACTCTAGAGTTGTAATTCTTCCTGCATCCAAATCTGCTTTATATTGAAATATTTTCCCCTTAGTTTGCGCTAATAATGCCTCTCCCTCTTTAGTAGTTGCAGTACCAGTTGCAAGAAAATCTCTTACCGCTTTTGCCATTTCAGGCCCAAAGAATGTTTTTGAAATAGCTTCAGCCTGTGAATATCTGTCTGCTATAATTTTACCTTGCGCTGTTTTTCTTAGTTGAAGTAATCTTGTTCCAAATGCTGCATCTCTTGCCTGCTCCGCAATTCTAGCCGATATTTCTGTAACACTATCACCAGTTAATCTTGATAAACCAACAAGTGAAGTTACATAAGCTCGGCTTTCATCTCTCATTTTTTCATCATTTTTTGCATACCTTGATCCTAAGTTTTGTGACATTGATACATAGTCAGCCTGTAAAGTTACTAAATCATTTTGGCTAACTCCTAACCTCATGAATTCACTAACTACACCATCACCTGTTCTTACAATTTTACTGAATTCTTTTGCTCCTGAATTAGATGTTTCTCCTAATCCAGTTAATTTAGTTCCTAATTTTTCGTATGATTTAATTAAACCCGCATTATTTTTTGACCAAAATCCTGCTTCATTAATTATTTTCGTTAACCCTTCTACACTTGTTCCTACTCCTATTCCAAATTTTGAAACAGTATCAAATGCTTGAACTTGTGCATCATTGCTTTCAAGAACCGCCGTAACTAGTCCTTTAGCTGATGCAATTAAAGTTTCTACTGCGAATCTTGTGCCGGGTAACTTTTCAAGTGAAAATATTGCTGTTCGTTTTAAAAATTTTGTTGAATCATCAACAGATTTTGTCCATTTTGTAAATGATGCATCACTTGATAACAATGCTGTAGTTGTTGCTCCTATGGTATCTTTTAAACTAGAAAGTGCGCTGTCCAGTCCACGTGCAGAATTTCCCACAGAACTTACTGCATTATTGTATCTCTTAAGCGCAGAGGTAATTTCTTGTACTGAATCTGATGCGTTATCTGCCATAAATTATCTCTTTAGGTATACCAACATATCATTTTGTAATTGATTATTTTTTGAAATGTTATCTAACAGTGTGTCCATTTTACTTGCTACTAAGTTGATAATTCCACTTTTATCATCATTAGCAGTTTGATTAAAACTCACGGTGTTTGTTTGATTTATATTATTGACCATTGATGCTGCATATCCACTAAGTAAACTAGCTATATCATCAGACTGAGATAATGGATTTTTTCGTTTACTTAATAGCTCGCTAGGTAGATTTTTAAAACTAACTGGTATGCTTTTGCCATCTGGTAACGGTACAACTGCTTGAAGGTCATCATTTAAAAATCCATTATATCCCTCAGTAGGCCCTGATGATATACCAAAATTTAAATTATTGGTTGTTGAAAAATCTCCACCACCTGTTCCATTAGCACTGCCACTTGTTGAAACTGGTGGAGAAAGATTAGGTCTATCACTACCTGTTAATGCCTTTAACCGTTTTTTAAGTGCATCTATTTCTTTTTCTTGTAATTTTATTTGTTGATCAACATATGCCTTTTTTACTACGTCTGCTGGTTTACTTAAATCAATACCCAGTGCTTCTAATTTTGTAGTCTGCTCTTTATCTTTTTGCAAATCAACAAGCCTGCCCTGCTTCTCTAATAAAATTTTATTAAGTTCACCGGCGTCTTTAAACATATACGGAAAGTCTGCATCTACAACACCTAAATGAGAAAGTGTTGACATCAAACCTTGGGTTAGTTGATCTAAACCTTTTAACATATACGTAAAAGCTGGATTTACATAATCCGCAATTAATTTTACTAGTGTTTGAAATGCAGTTTGTACTTCAAGTTGTGTTTCAATAAGCTTAATTTGTGTTTCTTTGATTCCACCTTCTTTTGGAACCATTTGAGATTCAGTTTGTCGCTTTATATTTTTTTCACGTTCAGAGTTAAATTCTTTAGAATTTGAGGCGTTTCGTTCAGCACTTACTTTGGCCTTGTCAGCCATTTCTTTGTTCATTATAACCATTTCACTA